CGCAATAATAATTTATTTAGTTACTTATAATAAATATGATTCAAATGGAGACGGGCTTAGCGGATAAAAGCCCCCACACTAGCTGCGGGGTCGGGCGTGTCGTTATGGGTGTGATGTAAATCACCCTGGAAAATATGGGCGTGTCGCAATAAATGTCAGTTAATACTGATATAATTCCATACACAACGAAAGGAAAATATGTTAGCAACAGCAATATCAATAGCAAGCGCAACCAAAGAAGCCATATATGATGATGAAATTATGGCATTGGCTGGCGAACTACACACACGCAGAAATGAACTTAATGATAATCAATTCCCTAGATATATCTATATGTATTCAGTAGCGTTAGCAAGCAAAGTAGCAGACCTTACTACTAAAGTATTATTAACTGAACAACAAATGTCAGACCTTGTTGATAGTATTAACGAAATGGACAACTTAACCGAAACTATCTTGGAGGAGGATAATAATGGGGAGTAATCTAGCAACAGAATTAGCCGATGGCTTATTAGACTTAGACTTGGAAACTCAGATAGGAATGCACTTACAGGGTAATCATTACCCACCCGTTCCTAAATCTATGATCCAACCTTGTATAGATGCTATTGATGCTTACTACGATGAGGACTATAACAGAAAGATAACTCTACCTGAAGGCGTATCTTGGAAGGGCATGACTAAAGCACCTGCCTGCGCTATTGTAGAGGCTCACCACCTAGAGGCTTGGCTACCTGAAACCGACTACTAATTGTCGGTGGTGGGTGCTATAATACAACTTCAAACGAAAGGAAACAAAATGGAAATCGGACAACTATACACAACTACTCAAAGTGGTATTACTGGAATTATCAAGGCTATTGATAATCACCCAAGCGGAGTAAATCGTGTCTTGCTAGATGTAAATGGCAAAGAACGCTGGACTTCAGTATCAGTTAAGTAATAGTTAGCGGATACTGCTTGTCGGTGGTATCCGCTATAATAAACCAAAACCCAACGAAAGGAAAAATAAATGGCAAGAGGAAAAGCAATACAGGTAAAAATACCTACTGCTAAGGTTATCAAAGCCTTAGAAGCAAAGTTAGCACAAGTAGAGGCTGACTTTAAGAAACAAGATGAAAACGAAGCAAAGTATAATAAAGCCCGTGAGAAGTGGTCAAAGGAACTTGGTAAGTATGCCGTTGCTCAAATAGCAAAAGCAGAAAACCTACGCACCAACTATCGCTCTTGGAACAAAACTCTCAATGTAGATTTTGACCTTGTATGCGATGAAAAGGATTTTCCAAAAGAGCCTGAAAAGGACTACGAGGTTATTCACCTTCATACTTATCGTGAAATGAAAGAGGAAATGGAAAATGCTATCCGTATTCTCAAGATGACCGATGAGGAGGTAGTTTCTACTTCTACTTACAACGCTATCGCAAGATACTTGTAATCTTAGCGGGGGCTAGACAAAACCTAGCCCCCATGCTACAATTCATGTCCCTACTACAAAAGGAATAAAATGCGTTATCGTGTAGAAATATATGATGCTAATAAAGCTCACGATTTAACTATCTACTCAGAAGAAAACTTAAATCGTAATTCTTTAACCCGTCTTGTAAAAGATAATCTAAATAGATTTCAAGGCAATATCAAAGCATATGTTTTTGATACTAATCAAAATAAAAAAATATTTGCTGCTTTCTTTCCAGAGGACATTCATAGTCTAATCTAATAATCTTGGGCCAGGTTTGTGTCGTGTAATCATCTAGATCCCTGGCCCATCTTCCCCTGCCCGCAAGTAGCTGCGGGGTTTTCCACAGGTTTACGGGCCCTTGTGGATAACTCCTGAAAATGTGTGTTAGTCTTGTCAATGTCAGTCATGTGTGTTAAAATTAGGCAACTCAAAACGAAAGGATAAAAAATGGCTCATGAGTTAGAAACTCAAAACGGTGTTGCAAGTTTTGCATCATTCCGTGAACCTGCGTGGCATGGTTTAGGTACTGTGTTCACAGAAGAAAAAACAACTAGCGAAATGCTAGAGGCTGCTAACCTTAATGGTTGGAATGTTCGCTTAGAGGAATTAGAAATTCCATCTACATTAACAAGCGATAAAAACTATCAATATGTTGTGCGTACTAATCCTACGGACAAAACACAAACCGACGTTTTAGGAATTGTTGGTGAGCGTTATGTACCATTGCAAAATGAAGAATTATTTGCATTCGGAGATAACATTCTTGACGGCGGTGGACGTTGGGAGACTGCTGGCTCAATTCGTGGTGGTCGTGTTGTATTCGGCTCTCTTGCATTAGAGCGTGAGACTGTATTAGACCCTAATGGCGTGGCAGATAAAGTAAAAACTTATTTGCTTATTAACACATCACATGACGGAACTATTGCTATTCAAGCAAGCATTACACCTGTTCGTGTTGTATGTGCTAACACTCTTAACCTTGCGTTAGGTCGTACAAAAAAGCGTGATGGCGTAAAGCAATCATTCAAAATTCGCCACACACAAACCGCACAAGGTCGTGTGCAAGTTGCTCGTGAGACTTTAGGTCTTGCTAATGCATACATGGATGAATTCGATAAAATGGCTAAGTTGATGATTGAGAAGGAAATTACTGCTCAACAATTTAACGATATCATTTTGGCTGCATATCCTAAACCTACTAAGGATACTAAGGGTGCTGTTAAAAAATGGCAAAATAAAGTTGATTTAATCAACGATATTTATACTGGCGAATTTAATCATACAATCGCTGGTAATGCGTGGGGTGCTCTTAATGCTTTAACTGAGCGTTTAGATTGGCACCGTTCTGCTCGTGGTGCTAACAATGAAAATCTGTTAGCCTCTGCAAGTGGATTTGATGCAACTATTAACGCAGAAAAAAATCGTCTGCTTAAAGTTGTTCAAACTAATTTGCAACTCATCTAAATAAATGGGCCCCGCAAGGGGCCCCTCTTAGGTCCGTTAGCTCAGTTGGTTAGAGCGCTACCCTGTCACGGTAGAGGTCGTGAGTTCAAGTCTCATACGGATCGCAAAGCCCCCAGATGGTGAAGGCCGATTTTCTTCCTTACGGCAAGGGGATTTTTTTCCTGAAAATGCTTGTAATTGTCAGTCTCATCCGCTATAATTGGGCCAACAACGAAAGGAATAATATGCCAAACTGGGTATATAACACATTAACAATCCAAGGACCTAAGTCTGAGATAGATTATATCAAGGATAAACTAAATGCTCCATTTACATTAGCAATAGAGAATCATGGAATGGGAGACATTAGTGCACATGGATTCCCAACTAAAATTAAACAAGTAACATATAGTAATCCTGTATTTGCATTCTTCAACATTCATTCATATAAGGATGATGGAATTACAGATGAGGAATATGCACAGCAACCTGACCGCAGTGGTATAGATATAAATAATGACCCTGATTGGTTTGCTAAATCTGTTGAACGTGCTAAAACCGCTAAAGATTGGTATTCATGGAATAACTCTAATTGGGGTACCAAATGGGATGTTGCTGTATCAGATGATGAGGAATATCCTGATACAGAATTACTTGAATATAAATCAGACGGTGATGATAACTGGCTTATATATAAATATAATACTGCTTGGTCTCCTGCCGTCACAATTCTAACTAAACTATCTAATATGGTTCCTAACTCTTTGCTTACTTTAGAATATGAAGAGGAGCAAGGTTGGGGCGGAGAGTTAGAGATTGTCCGTGGTGATGTCACAGAGATTCTAGAATATGAGAATCGTTGCTATGCCTGCCAATCTTTTGACACATTAAGTTATTGTGACAATGACTGTGGTGAATTCTGTTCAGAATGTAACCAAGGCTCTTGGCAAGATGAAGAGGCTATGGCACAATGCGATACACACGTTTCTCTATTAGAAAAGGTGGAAGCATGACAGAAAGCTGGTTTAAAGATTCACATCTCTGCACAGAATGTGATGCTTTAATAGAGGTAACTCGTAAAGATGAATTCAGAAACATTTGGCACTGTGGAATAGAATGTAATCTATTGTCAGTGGAAGATGCTACAATACACCCAAACAACGAAAGGAAAGAAATGGAAACAAATACGGTCCCTGAGACCTATAACCCTAATCTACTTGTGACATACAAGTCGATTACCGACGGTGAGGTAACTTACCCAACAATCAAGGTAACTAGCCTGGAATATCAATTAGACCAAGTTAAGTACACTGAGAAGACGCTTATGCAGAATGTTAGTTTAATTAATCAAATCACATCTAACTTAACTGCAGATGGCTGGTACAACCCAAATATAGATAAGGAAGACATTCTTCGTGACCTTTGTGAAATCCTTGGACACGAGCCAAAGCAAACAATTCGTATAACCGCTCAAATTAGTGTTGAGGCTGAATATGAAATTCCTTTAGAGGAAGTTGAAAACTTTGATGCTAAATACTTCCTACAAGATAATCTAACTATTGATTCATACAATGGTGATTTAACTGTAGATACATTTGATGTTGAAGATGCGGATGTGGATTGGTAATGTATATCGAACTAACCGCTCCATCCCAGCAAGCACTAAAGGCTGCTTACTGGGAAGCAGATTTGATTGGGCTGGATCCTCAGCCCATGACATCATTGACTTTCAATATCGGAACTGGTAATATTGAGAAGGTAAGTAGGATTAGAGATAAGTTTAATTTAAAAGAAACTTATGTCGCTGAATATGAACCTACTGGATATTTGAGAGGATTGTAATGTCTGATTATAAAGATGGATTCCAGGACGGGTATAAATTTGCTCGTGAGGAATTAATTGAGAAACTAAGAGAGATTGATATTAACGATATCGATTCCTGGTTACTAGATAGATTATCAGACATGATAGAGAGCAATAAACTATGAGCGAATGGATTAAATGTGATTCATGCTCAGCTCAGGCTAAATGGTTAGCCCGTAGCACATCTGGTGAGCTGGCATTTTGCGGGCATCACCGAAATAAGAATTCAGAAAGCCTAGACAAGTGGGCCTATGAAATGATAGAATTAAATAAAACGGAAGAAACACCTCAACTAGAAAAGGCGGTTTAAAATGGGAGACAGAGCAAACTTTGTATTCGTAGATGGAGCAGGAGACACCATATGTCTATATGGACACTGGGCTGGATATAACATGCTAGGCAAATTAGCGGATGCTGTTATTGCTGCCCGTCCTCGTTGGAATGATGAATCATATGCAACACGTATTACTATTAGTCATCTAATCGGCGACCAATGGAATATGGAGACTGGATGGGGCCTGCAAGTAAATGCTATTGGTGACAATGAGCACAAGATTGCCGTGATTAATTGGCAAGAGCGAACATTCTCATTGCACGAACAGGACGACCATCGTAACCTAGAGAATAAAGTTTTAGGTATGAAGAATGAAGCAATCTTTACCATGGACCTAGAAGCATTCTGTGAGAAGTATGCAATGGAAAGACTACTCGTCTAATATGTTATAATATTGGTAGGCCTGGGTGCCTATCTATACGAGTGGTGCAACTAATCGAGTTGCTAAGTAAAGCAGGTTTTTCCTTTCGTTGAGGTCCTAGCAGCCACTCTTCCTGATCCCCTAGTTTTATAGCTGGGGGATTTGCCCACAAAAAGACATGAGGGTAGCATATCTCTTTTACGGATGTCAAGTATATTTCCTGGAAATTTGATCAAGCTTTGTGTGATACACACCATATAGACAAATGTCAGTGGTATGAATTATAATTAGGTCATACTAACGAAAGGAATAAAATGGCGGAAACATCATTTCTAGATAATGAAAATCAAATGGTAATTGACGCAGAACTGCAAACAATTGCTGAACAATTATTAGATGACTGGATGTATGAAAATCTAAATGAAGGACAATTCTATGCAGATTGGCGTATTGCAGATATGTCAGATTCAAATTATCTGAAAGGTAGATTTAATAAACATTATAATTTAAATAAAGATGATGAATATTATATTGAATGGGATGAGGAAAAATAATGTTAGGTTATACATATAAAGATATACAGGCATTTGGTAATAGTCTTACTTGGGCTATTGATACCGCCAAGTCTCAGGGTGAAGAACAACAGTATAAACAATTATTAATTGTATGGGACTTCTTTGAAGGTCTATTAGCAGAAGGATATATATCAGAAGATGTCTAATAGTTTAATTGAATATATGAAAATACATTTAACTAGCCTGTACCAGGACATGAATCAAATGCAAGATATTGAGACATTTGATTGGCATTATTTAAAAGGACAAATAGATTCTATTGAACATGTATTGGAGATGTATAATGAGTTATAAAACTGATACTCTTGACCCCCGCCTACAAAAATTAGTAGATATGGGAGAAACAGGCACAGACATCCTACATGGGGAATTAAAGAACCTTATGTATAAAGCTGAACAGGAATACCTGGAAGCTAAGCGTATAGAGGAAGAGAATGACTATGATGACGCAATGGAATCCATGGAGCGTAAATATTGGGAGGGCCAATTAGACGCCTTGACAGGAATCTATACTCTGACGTATAATTTATCATTCGCTATCAACGAAAGGGCGCAAAAACGTGGATAATAAAGATAAAGAACTTGGAACAAAAGTAAGACTTCAATTAGATAAAATGGTTTCTGTTTTAAATGATTTGCCAATTGGTGCTTCATTAGTATGGCTTTGGGCCTGGGACATAATCAGAGATAAATTTAATAATTATTCTCAAGATGACTTTGCTAATGATTATACTGTTACTGATGGAACTACATTAGATGTTATCTGGGAGAAACTCTGGGATAACCCGCCTGCCGATTTTACTCTTGAATACGGGGCCGAATTAATGGATGAGGCTGTCATGGACTGGATGATCGACAATGAATTCATTGCTTCTCTAGATGACGACGGATGGCTGGACGAGGATTCTGACGAAGAGTCAGATAATACAACTGAATATGGGCAGGACCTGGCGCTTCAAGGCGGAGCACAGGGTATTTAGAAAGGTAACACAATGACAACAAAGCGTGAATATCTAGCCTCAAAGGGCATTACAGTGGGCAAGCGTGGTCGCTTCTCAGGTGCTGCTAAGCAGGCTCTCTCTGAAGCAGAGAAGAACGGTATCAAGTTTACTGCAGAAGCTAAGCTGACTAAGTAAACTATTAAACATTGGGGAGGGTTGAGAGTACGTGCCCTTGACCTTCCCCAACCTTTTTGATATAATCTAAAGACAAGGAATAGGCGGATATGGCAAAGAAAACAGATGAAGATAAAATTGCTGAACAACTACAAGAGGTATTAGACAACCATTGGTTTAATCCAGTAATTGCCGCCAGCGTTATTGTAAATAGATTTCCTCTATATACCCAAGATAGACTTATGGAGTTAATGAAGGAAATTATTAAACAACAAGCAGGCAATTTTGAACCTTATTGGGCAGAGGGTATAACCTCTGAGGCTTTAATGTTAGCCTCTCATCTTGCTGAGGTAATAGAAATGCATGAGCCACTAGCATGAGCAAGCCCGTAGGGACTCCAAATAAAAAGGCAAAGAAATGGACGGATCCGAAGCGGGGCAAAGATAAGAATCATGCCCTAGCTTCATTCCGTAAATGGAAGAAAATAGAGAAGGCAAAAAAGCAGGCGGAATTAGATAGATACAATGAACTATGTGGACCAGTATCAGTAACATATATAAATAAATAATTAAACATATATAGGACATAATGTCCGATTTGTACTGTATGTACATTTTGGATATATATGTCCTATTTTTATGTGTGGGAACGTGGGCAGAATATCCCCTTTACGATAGCTTATAAAAAATCCCTGAAATTTATAGAAGAATGTCTAATAATATAGATAAATATAATATAAATTAGACTAAATGTATAATAAATATAGCAAAATGTCTAGCAAATTTAGCATATATTTATGCCCAAATTATGTCAAAAATCTCTTGACAAAGTGGGCAAAATATGCCATTTACGAGAGGTCTTGACAAATCCCTGAACATTTGATATATGTGGGGACATGTGGAGTATTATGGAGTATTATGGGGAATCGCTCAATTACTCATATAATGTCTATATATATAATTAGTAATATTTGCTGATAAATTGATAGTATTTGTTTTTCTCTATATGATCTAGATATAGCTCTAAATGGGCTTTAAAGGGGGTTTTTAGAGGTTTAAATGAAGGGGGGAATCTAGGATGCTGATGCCATATTGAAGTGTTTGCTGCATACGCTTACAATGGCATAATCCACAGGTTGTGTGTATATGCCTTCTCTATTGCAGTAATAGCATTTATCTTGGTTATTGTTCATATTGGTATAAATATTATATCATTTCTTTCTACCGAGAAATCCTCCTATATTAGGATCTAGCATCTCTTCTGGTACGTCCCGCCCATTTGGATATATTATATGGACTACATTAGGATTTGATGTATCTACGATTTTCTCCAGTTTTATGCAATAATCTGGATTTTTATTGCATCTAGGGAACATGCTGGATTGATCGCATTTACAGAGCATTGTCCTCTTTCTCATCATCCCAAGCCATTTCCCAGCTTTCCATATTCTTTGAAAAACGAGTAAATAATACTCCTAAAACTCCTGCAGTCACCCCAATAATAGCCATGAGTAACAATATAACCTTCTTCATAAACTGCCATCCTTTCTCATATAATATTCAATGTCTAATTGTATTGCTACACATTTTTGACATAAAGCGTATATAAATTTCTCTTCCATAACATGTAAAAACAGTTGACCAGAATTTTCACATCCATGACAACGTAATTTACTTCTCAAGAGACTTTTCCCATTCCTCTTGATAACTCCAATATTCAACTAAATCCTTTGACCCTAGATCATCAAATAGGTATCTATTATTCTTTTCATTGTATATCCACCCACGCCATAGACCATCATAATCATCTATCCAAGACATATTAAAGTACTCGTATCTTATCTCATCTAACTCTGACTTGGCTAATAGGGCAAGTAACTCATCATTTTCTTTAATTAGCTTTCTGAGGGCATTTCTAAACTTAAAATATCTAATCATCATCATCCAATTCCTCCGCCAACTCCTCTATATCTTCATCTATCATTACCTTGAACTTCTTATAGAAAGATTTTGCTAACTGCTCTAACTCCTCTATAATCCAAATTAGCTCCTCATGGCTAAAATCCTCTATATGATCTAGTATGAAATCATCTATTAAATTAAGGGTTTCATTTCTAAGGTCAGGTACTGACTGCATGTTCTCTCTTTCCGCCGCACTTTTCGCTTTCACTAATTGGGATGTATATAGTATATATTATCTATATATTCTAGTCAACTAATCAAATAGCTTATCTTGTAGCCATATGTATTCTTTAATTAATGTAGCATTCTTTGTTATATTACAATATCCGTGAGAAGGTTTTGTATTTTCAATTGTATTTGGCCCTCCTTTAGATAAAGGGATTACATGGTCAATATGTAGACCGTTCTCCCATCCTGGTTTTCCTACTTGTCTGGGTGCGTTGAGATCTATTGGCTTTTTGCATATATGGCAATCTGTTCCGTATTTTTCTAATATATCTTTTTCTAATATAGTATTGTTTGATAATATTGATAATCTTTTAGCACGAGATTTACGACTATTGGCTCTTATTTGATCGCCACGCCTAATTAGTTCATTCCGCCAATATTGTATTTCAGCTTCCCTGCATCTATCACAAGGCAGTTCTTTTGCATCTCTTCTGTGCCAATCATAACCAGAACGTGAACCACAGTCTGGCTTGACTCTATGCCTTTTACCTATTTTATATTCCAATCTTATATTAAACTAATAACTTATTAATAGTTTCCGCAACGTGTAAATTTCTATGTAATCCCCAATGTCCTGATATTTTATTAGGAATATAATCATTTGCCCTATAAAAATATTTATTATCAGCATATTCAGAATGACACTTAAAAGATAGTTCTTCGTTAGAAATTAATAATGTAGGTATTGGATAATCAATTGCAAAATAATTATTGCTATAATTTAACATGTAATCTTTTAAAGAACCTAAATAATTCATATCATCGTCAAAAAAATCATAATTATAATCATGTTCATAAATACTATATTTAAAATTAATATTAAAATTTTTGCAATAAATTTCTAAAATATTTATAAAAGTATGAGTATAGTATCTTGTAATTTCAGTAGTTAATAATTTATTAGGATCATATGGAGATTTATGATATTTTTCAAAATTAGTGTTATGCGAATCTACTAATGTAATACTTGCTTTATTTTTATGCAATATTGTAAATTTTTTTTCTTTAGAAGATATTTCCCATTTATTCTTTTCTAAAGGAAATTCTGCTCTATAACATGGAAAAACTCCAACTACATTTTTAGGATTTCCAAATTGTTTGACGTATTGAAAAAATTTTATTACTTGCCCTTGGGCACTGTCTCCAGGTGAAGCTAAAGAATTTATTGTTTTAATCTTGTTAGATTTTAATAATTCTGGCCAAGAGTATTCGCTAGGAATCCCAAATCCAAAAGTATTTGAACATCCTAGCGATAACAAATCTACATTTTCTATAAAATCTGTTCCTCTATAACCAAAATTATTAATTTTATATTCAATATCTTTTTCTTTAAAAGAGCTGTTATAATTATTAAAAATATGATTTTTTAATTCGCTATTTATAAATGGCAAATATACATTATCTAAATAGTCATTATTCATATTAATTTTTTATTTAATTTTTATTTTATAATTGGCTTTCCTGTAGCCTAAGCCATATGAACCTAACATTAATAAAATAATAGCTGATGAATGTAACAAATAAAACATGATTAGCCCTTCTTTACATCAAATCGGTCTAGCATCATAACCTTATCCCACGCTGAAATAAAGTCTTTAATATATTTATCTTTTGCATCATCTGAGGCATATACTTCAGCAATTGCACGAAGTTCTGAATTAGATGCAATAATTAGATCCACTCTAGGAACCCCGTTTGCCTGATCAGCATTAATATAGGAAAGTAGATCAACTAAATAACTATTGTCTAGTTTTTCATTACTTAGCATTCGCATTCCAGATAACAATAGAACCATTTCTACTGGTGTTAGACCTAATAGGTTAGCTTTTTCTACTAACAAAACCTCTTCTGGGGTTGGTATACCTTCCTGAACATAGTTACGGAAACCATCAAACTTTGGCTCAAGAACAGCAAATGATTCAATATCTGTTTGCTCTTGTGTAGCATCTCCACGACCAGCAATAAATGGAACCTCTACTTGATCTCCAGTAATTTTTTCAATTGCTGCACATCCTGCTAAAACAATTAAATCTGCAAGTGATGCATTAAAACTATCCTTAATAGATTCTAAGAAGCTAATAACATTTAATATTGATGGCTTATTATTAATTTCCCATGTATTTTGAGGCTGTAATCTAATACGGGCACCATTTGCGCCACCACGCTTATCTGTTTTACGGAAAGTAGATGCAGAAGCCCAAGCGGTCTCTACAAAGTGTGACATAGGTATATCAGATGATTTAATCTTATTCTTAATAGCATCTATTTCAATATTAATATTAGATGATTGAACTGGATCCTGCCAAATTAATTCTTCTGATGGTACATCTTTACCAAGATATCTTGCAATTGGGCCCATGTCTCTATGAGTTAACTTAAACCAAGCACGAGCAAAAACATTTGAGAAATAATCAAAATCTTCAAGGAATTTCTTTGAAATTTTTTCATATTCTGGATCGAATCGCAAAGCAAGGTCTGCTGTTGTCATTACTGGGGCATGGAATTTACCTTCAATATGAGCATCTGGAACTAAATTAGCAGCAGATTCATCTGTAGGTATCCATTGTGTAGCTCCTGCAGGACTCTTTGTTTGTTTCCATTCATATTTAAATAGTAATTTAAGATATGAGTTATCCCATTTAGTAGGAGTTGCAGTCCATGCACCTTCAATACCACTTGTAATTGTGTCTTCTGCATTACCTTTTCCAAATGAGTTTTTCCATCCAAGACCCATATCTTCAATTGGGGCAGCTTCTGGATTTGGACCAACATGTGAAGGATCGCCAGCACCATGTGCTTTACCAAATGCATGTCCACCTGCAATAAGTGCAACTGTTTCCTCATCATTCATTGCCATACGAGCAAAGGTTTCACGAATATCTTTTGCAGAAAGAACTGGATCTGGATTTCCATTAGGGCCTTCTGGGTTAACATAAATTAATCCCATTTGAACTGCAGCTAATGGATTTTCTAATTCACGATCTCCGCTATAACGATTGTCTGCAAGCCACTCTTTTTCTGATCCCCAATATGTATCGTCTGATTCCCAGACATCTTCACGGCCACCAGCAAAACCAAATGTTTTAAATCCCATATTTTCAAGAGCAACATTTCCTGCAAGAATCATAAGGTCTGCCCACGAAATTTTCTTTCCATATTTTTGTTTAATAGGCCATAGCAAACGACGGGCCTTATCTAAATTACCATTATCTGGCCAAGAGTTTTGTGGAGCAAATCTATGTAGACCTTCTCCAGCACCACCACGACCATCTGAAATTCTATATGTACCTGCTGAATGCCATGCCATACGAATAAAGAATGGGCCATAGTTACCATAGTCTGCAGGCCACCATTCTTGCGAAGTAGTTAAAAGATAATCAATATCTTTTTTAATAGCATCAAGATCTAAACTTTCAAACTCTTTCGCATAATTAAAATCATCTGACATTGGGTCAGATTTTTCTGAATGCTTTCTTAATCCTGACAAATCTAATTGATTAGGCCACCAATCTGCATTTGATGTTTTTTGATTGTTTAATGCATTACCCGTAAATGGGCATTTTGCTTCGCTCATTATTTCTCTTTCTACTAGTAGATAATCTATTATATAATATTTATACTTATTTAGTCAATAGTATTTAACAATTATGTGTACATCCACAAACTGGACATGGAGATCCTGGTGGAGATACGCAATCATCGCACCACTCTGGCGGAGTTTTTTGATAACCAGGAATACTATTTTCAATTTTATTTTTAGGCACAATTCTTCTAATTTCATATAAACATACTAGGCATTCCCCTATGTATAGATAATTTCCAGACTCCAATTGATTTATAGCTGTAGTTTTACCCCTTACAACCATCTCACAATATTTACAATATGCATCAAATTCTTTCATTATTCATATTCCCTATATTTACAATAAGGACATTTATCTTGTTTTTTTTCTATTTTTTTAAAAGTAGTATCGTATCTATTTCCGCATGTATAACAAAGTTTATTCACTAAACCATTTAACTTATGTTCCCAGTATATTGGACTTCTAAATTTAATCATCTTAATTTATCTCTAAATGGAGTTATTGGAATATTCCAGTCACCGTCATCGGACCATTTACCTGTTGAGTACCCAGCTTCAGATATTTCTTTATCTTTAATCCTGATCCATTTACCATACTCATTTGGTTCTGCAGAGCCCACATACTCCTGACCAGTTTCCATATCAATTAATTTCCATTTAGCTGGTGCTTTTGTATGAATAGTTAAATCTATAGCATTTTCATATGATTCTACTGTTTCTCCATTTAAAAGCTTTCTCATATATTTTCTCCATTGGCGTCTTTTATATATCCACAAGAATCACAAATAAAATATTTTTTCATAGTAAATGGACAGGACGTATATCTAAACAAAGGATGTCCAAACAACTTGCATTTTATTTTATTTAACATTAATTTATTTTACAATATTGTAACAAATTAGTCAATTAATTTTTTATTAATTATTTTATGGGTATTATCGCAATATGGAAAATCTTTAGATTGTCCACAAATGCATTTCTTTTTACAAAAAGTTGTTTCTGGATGTACAGTATTTACCCAACTAATTATTTCCTCTTCTTCTTTCATAAAAGGATGTTTTTCTGGGTCAAACAGCTCAAAAGTTCCAGGCGCATGTTCTTTTTCCATTGCAAAATTAGAATAAGCATATCTAGTACCGCCAGTTATTTTTCTTACCCCATGTTCCCATGGATGACATGCTCCATGAATTACTAAATCTCTTGGGTTTACTTCAACTTCTAAACAATCTTGATCATCTTGAGGTCGTTGTTTAATAGATCCATCTTTTTCAATATTAGGATAATAAATGTTTCCACCCTCGTAATCTCCAAAATATGTTACTATTCCATGACTTAATCTACAGCATGTACTCCATCTATCTAATTGTGTTAATTTATGCTCCATATTCATTCCTGGACTATCTGCATGTATGAACATGCCTTCATCTCCAGGTCTCATTACGTTAACAAAAAGTTGTGGATGAATATAGTGTTCTGGGTATAGAAGATAGGATATTTTGTCCCATATTGGCTTTAAATCAATTAGCAGTGGGCCAGTTTTATCTTTATACCAATCAATATGTTGATTTTTGTAAACAAAAGCTTCTTTTTTATCTTTAAATGTATTTTCATATTCTTTCATTAAAGAAGTTATTTTATTATTTTCTTCTTCTGAAATAAAATTTTTATATATCCATATTTCTTCTGCAATTTGTTTTATATTATTGTTTTTTGTAAACATATTAAACCTTGCTATTTTGTATAGGATTCAACCAATTATCAAAAGACTCTTGTGACCTGTCTTTAATTTTTTCTAAATACTCTGGGCTTTTATATGAATAAAAAGTTCCTGGTACTTGTGCTATGTTTGTAGCAAAACAAGAAAAGGCATATCTAACACCAGACAATACTGGTTTTGTTCCATGAAAATATGGAGCTTCTGATTTGTGTATAACTACGTCTCCAAGTCCAGGCTTGTATATTAATTCATCTGATTCATCAAAATTATTTTCTGATTTTAAAATTCCATCTTTTGAAAAAGCAGGATAAAATATTTCTCCACCTTCAAAATTTGATATATATGCAACAACTCCAAAATCAATTATGCTACAGGTTGAATAACTATCTTCTTGAGTTAATTCATGAGCATTTTCTTTACCAGGGCTATCACAGTGAACAAACATTCCTTCTTGTCCTGGTCTTGAACATATGAATTGTGATTGTGGATTTATAACATACTCTGGATAAATAAGATCAGACACATGTTCCCACAAATCTAAGGCTTCTGGTACCGATGGACTCATTTTATCGTCATACCAAGGAATATAGTTTTTATCTTCTTTAAATCTATTTTCTTCGAATTTATCTAATATTGTAGAAAATCTATTGCACATTTCTTCTGGAATATAGTTTTTAAAGACATATATTCCTTCAGCAATTTGGATGCAGTCTGGTCGATTATAAAACATTATGTCTATATTCTATCATATATTTAATCATTGAACAATAATTCCTACCTGTAAATGATTTAAGGCTAAATATTTATATTTTATATCATTATTTAAAACAAACTCTTGCCAAGCCTTAAACTCATGAGATCTCCAATTATTATATCCAAAATATTCATCAAATATAATAACTGTACCTTTCACTATTCTATTTTTCCCTAATAAATTTAAAACAGTTTTAGTTGACTCATAAGTATCACAATCAATATTAATAAACGCAAATGGGCCATTATTTTTAGACAACCAGTCTGGTAAAGATTCATCAAAATATCCAGGAATTAGTTCAACATTATTATTAACTTCAGGCATAACTCCATTTAATGAAAAATCTCCTTGAGACCACTCCCAACCAGACCAATCTTCTTTAAGTCCTGTAAAAGAATCAAATCCGTAAAATTTATAGTTTGGTAATAATGAACTTATATAATTAATTGATTTACCATTAAATACACCAAATTCAGCCATTATGCCATAAAATTTTAATTGTTTTAAACAATAACGCCACATTGATTCTTTACTCTCATCAAAAAAGACTAAGGCGTCTTTCATATTTTGTTCAGCATAATCAGCAGAATCTTTTACAGCTCTTTCTAGTAAAACATCTGCTACTCTTAAATAAGGTTTTCTACTCAAAAAAGTCTTTCTACTAAATAATTCCTGTTTGTTCTGCGTCGTCTATCTGATCATCTATTGTTCTTAAAATATCAATATGCAACTCCGAAGAGTCGCATATTGATTGTTTACACATATTTATACTTTCTTAGATCTACCAGTTCTTTTTACTCCGATATTTGTTTCTCTACGAATACCGTGTTTATTTCTATCTATTCTGGTTAATGATCTTTTATCTTGAATTCCAGATTTAAACTTACCCTGTGTTGGATTTTTACGACCAACTTCTTGAGAAGTTAAAGCTCCAGATGGTTCATTGTTTGGCGGAGTTGCCATTCCTGTACCATTTTCACTCATTAATAAATCTTTCTCTTTGTTCTGAAGTTGCAGTCATATTTAATGTTAGTCCTGCTTCTCCATCTCTTGTTACATCTAACATAGGAGCTGAAACAATTCCTGTTTCGCTTCCTACTGATTCACATCCGCATTCTACACACATTATTACTTACCGCCGTTGTTTAGTCCTGCGCCATCTTGTGATGATTTATCTGTTGCAGGGAATGCTGCTTTTGGAGCTTCTGTGTATGACTCTGTAGCCCATGGTGAAGAACCTGCTGGCTTTGCCTCATTGAAGCCTGTTAAATTTTTTCCGTCTGACATTTTATTTCTCCTATAGGTTTGTATTTAGATGGGTCTAGAAGTCCATCCATTACTCAATTATAGCATTTATAGGATTAGGATCTATATTTCCCATAACATGACTCACAAACCCATGAATATAGGTTTAAATCTTTAATTATTCTAGTTGCCTTATTATTACAGTCTTTTTTTTCGCATAAACTCTCTACGTATGGAGAGTCCATTTGTTCTTTAGAAATCACTTAATCCTATTTCCAAATTTAGCCCATGCTCTTTCATGTAAAAAGAACCCAAATATTTCGCACAATGTATAAATTAAAGCAAAAGCACCAGCATATTCCCAATGGGCTTCTCCAGTAAGTAATTTTTCAAAAAAATAAACCATAGTTCCAACAAACAATATATGAACTGCTGGCCAAGTTAGAGCTTTAAACAAACTTCTTTTTTTGCTATCCATTTTATTCCCTGCCAATTTTTCTAATTATATAATCTATTACTTCTCGTGGTTTCCATTCATAAGGTAATTCTAAATATCTAATTTCATCCAATATTTTTTGCCTTATTTGATCCTCTATGTAATCCACACATATATTCTATCATTTATATAAAAAAAGGGCAAGGTTTCCCCTGCCCTTTTAATATAAAGAATTTACTTCTTTAAAGCAACCTTCTTTTTAGGAAATGCCTTGTTCCAGGCTGTAGCCAACTTATTGTAATCGGCTTTTTCCTTAATTACTGCTGCGTCAGCAATAACTTTTGCTGCTGCTGCTGCATCTGCTGCAATTTTATTTGCAGCAATTACTGAATTAGCATCTGATAATTGCTTGGACAAAGAATTAATTTGTGCTTGCAATTGTGCAATTGTTCCATTTAAATCAGTTACTGTAAATGATGCCACAACTGCTTTTACTGGAACATTTAATCCAGTTACGGCTGTTGCTGATGTTGCACCAGTTACTGCAACTGTAACAGTTCCAACTACTGCTACTGCTAGGTTTTCTTTTTTAGATCCTAGCACTAGGGTTGAATCTGCTGCAACTTGAGCTGCAGTAGATGTTACAATTTGCTTAGAAATTGAGCCATCTGCCCAAGTTCCACCAATTAGTGTTGCTGTCACAGTATCAGAAACTGCATTTCCAAATACGTCTGTTGTGTTTACTGTAATTGATGGGATAGTTCCTACTGCTACTGCAGTTGGTACGGATACTCCTACGTTAGAAACTGCTCCTGCAATTCCTTTTACATAAACAATTGTTGAATATGAACCATTAACAACGGTTACAGATCCTGTTGTTGTTGATGTTGTATAAGCATAAACAGTAATTGCTGATCCTGCTGAAGTTGCAGAATATGTTGCAGTTCCTGCTGAAGCATTTACTACTGCATTTGTAGCGCTCAAAGCTGTTACTAACTTAACTGTACTTGATGCAGTAAATGTTACTACTGTACCAGTATCTGCAGTTGCTGCAATAGCAATTGCATCTGCTGAATCTACTGTATTGTCGGCTGGAACGTTCGCAGTCGCAGGCGCTGTAGATGTTGTAGCATTTGCTGAACCAGCAACAGTTACCGCAAGAGGTGCTGCTGATGCATTAATTGATTGAATGCCTAATAGTGCTAGGGCTGCAGCCGAAGCAACGGCAATCTTTTTTAATGACTTCATTATTTATTTTTCTCCTTTATATCCATTTTTTTATCAAAATGGAATTCTATTTTGAGCATACGCTCATATATATAGACGCTTAACCAATATTTTTGTTGTGTTTATTCTTCTGTGAATTTAATATGAAAACTACAAGGGTCTCCGCCATCTTCCCATTCTTCCATTTCTTCATCAGATAAAGGTGGCCCCTCATGCGTATTACAAAATACTTCTGTTACCCAGTTTTTTTCACGACCATATTCATACCATGATTGAACATCTAGAAAATCTATAGCCATTCTTTTATCTCTTCCATTAAAATATGTTTTGGTTTAGCTCCAATAATTTTTTTTACAGGTTTTCCGTATTGAAATAAGATTGTTGTTGGAATACTAATAACTTCATATTCAGACGACTTTATTTTATTTTCATCAACATTTATTTTACCCACCCAAATTCCAGTATCATTAGAAACTTCATCTAATATTGGACTGAACATTTTGCATGGTCTACACCATTCTGCCCAAAAATCAATTAAAATTATTTTATGACTATTAATTGTGTCTTCAAAATTAGAATCAGTTACTATCACACCTTCTCCTTATGAGTAGGCCAATAATATTGGCACCCTTCACAACAAGGCTTATTATACTTTGAGTTGACTGAATCTGCAAATTTTTCATAATATATAGGATCTTTTTTATATAGATTTGCTTGATGTGTAGTTGTAACCAGCTTAATAGTTGTAGGATTTATAGCCCATTTAGGAGTATCATCCCCCCAGATTAAAGATTTACGAGACCTTGAAAGTTTTTGAATATTTTGTTTATTTTTATCTACTTTAATTCCACGAGCATCTGCAAGACAAACTGCTGTCATAGCATACCTATAAAGTTCAGCTTCGGCTCCTTTCCACATAAGTACTGCAGGATGGTTACGCCAAGCATTAGATTTAGACATACCAGTTAATATATTTAGTATCTGATAAGATTCTAGTATTTGTTTGTTAAGACGCTTATTGTCTAAAGCATCAAGACTGTCTCTTTTTGCTGCATATGGTAAAAATGTTTGCATGGTATCCATTCTACTAAATAATAAATGGGCGGTCAATAGACCGCCCATGATGTTTATTTATCTTTTAACTCTTCCGCTGCAGAGTTAAATTTATTCATAAAAGTTTGTATAACAAAAAATGTTGTTTCTCCTGCATTTTTTGCCATAGCCTGAGATGCCTCTTCGTTTTTATCAGATTCTGGTACTGAGTTATACCACTTTTGATATAGTTCTGTTGAAACTTCTTTTATTATTTCTTCAAGAACAGTTAATTTATCCATTTATTTTTTTAGCCCATTCTGCTTTAATTGCAGCAAGTTTATCTGATGCTGCTTTAACTTCAGCCTGATATTGTGCTTCTGCTTGTGCTATTGCTTTATTTGCTTCTAGTATTAAATTAGCCTTAGCTTCAGCAGCCAATTGCTCTGGTGTTTTTGTAACAGGCGGAGTGGCTGTTGGAGTTTGTTTAGTAATTGCAATTTGAGAAGATGGAATTAATTTTCCATATTGCCCTCTTGCACCCTTAATAGGTTTTGACATTAGGTTAAGTGTATTAATAACTTCAGCATATGGAATTCCTGGTTTTGCTGATTTTATAGAAATCCATGTTGCAGCAACAACTTGTGTGGAAATAGAAGATCCTGCTGCATTTCTAATTTCTCCACCTGGAATTAATACTTGCATATTTCCATTAGCATAGTAATCTAATCTATCTTTATCAAAATTAGAATAATTATCAATTTGTTCATATTGATCTGCCATTCCAATAGAAATAGATTCGTTTATACATGCTGGCCACGATAGTCTAGAAAGATCTCTCATGTTTCCTGCTGCAAAAAATACAGGAACTTCTTTAGCAACAAGAGTAGATATTGTGCCACGCAACATTGGTGTTGCTGGACAATAGTCTGTTAATGTTGTAAGTATATTATGGTTTGCCTGAGACATAGCAACAGCCTGTATATTAAATCTTGATTGATTTTCTGATACCCATTTCAATGCTAATGAAACTCCAGTTTCACCAGTAGATTGTCTTAGTCCAGAAGAGGTATTTCCAATAATTCTAATAAATACAATTTTAATATTTGGATTAGTTCTAATAGCAACAGATGCCATCTGAGTTCCATGATCAAAACCATTTTTAGAAATTATGTTAAATGGAAGGGTAGCAGATCCTGTGCCCTCCATAAATTTTTGCCCATTTGGACAAGAGTTCCATTCTAAAACACAAACTTCATGAACAATCTTATCTTTAAAAATAGGTAAAGATGTGTCTATTGCTGTGTCAAGAATAGCTAAAGTGGGAGCCTGTTGATCCGCCTTGGCGCCCACAGTAATAAAGACAGTAGATAGTATTGATAGTATTGATATTGCGCTTATTAGTTTTTTATTCATTCGTATATTTTACTAAAATATATACGATATTGTCAAGAGTTTTTGTCTAGCCTTCTTTGATACCATTTTCCAGCGTCTAATTGTGGTTGTGGTAGGTTATTTGCCTCTAAAAGAGTTACAAGCATATTGTTTAATAAATCTAATTCAAATTCAAGTTTAATTAATTGAATTTCTATTTGTCTAATTCTTTCTGACTTTCTCATTCTGGTCTATCCTCTGGTGTTGGGGCGGTTGCTAAACTTCCGCAGTTTGCACATTCCATGTCTATAAAATATTGAACAATTTCATAATCATAAAATATAGCTTTAACATTCCATATGTAGCATCCGCATGGACATACGTGAGTTGGTGTTCCTCTTAAATCCATCGCCTTATCATAGTTTTCTGGCTTAAGATTATTTATGTCCATAGTTAATTATACTCTAAACCTCTATGATTGTAAAGGGTGGTCTAACTGACATGTTAAACTTTGAAGCAGCTTCTAGCGCCATTCTGACACGTTTACGAGGTGTTTTAATAGATGCTGTAGAGAACAAAGACCCTAGGGCTATTTCTTGACCAGCTCCTTCTGCCATATACTGTAAATCTGCTTCGCCTATATGAAAATCTGTATCCATAGTAAAAATACGTCCAGTGCCTTGTACGGCAATTAAAAATACTCCGCCTTCGTCACCATCTTCTGTAGAGCCTGCTGTTTGATTTCCGTAACCCTGTTCTTTAAATGCTTCTTTAACTGATTCTACAAACTTAGTTCTCATAAATTTATCTAAATTTTTAAAACCAGCATTGGGAGTATATTTAGGTGGAGCCCAATTGTACTGAAGTATCTGTCCCATTCTAAAACTATCAACAAATGCAATTCCAAATTGTCCTACTTTAAAAACTTTTGGATCTATTCTTGAAAAAATTAATCCACTTTTATCATCAGATGCAGCAGAGTCTCCTCCTAAGAGGACTTTGTTTTCATGAATAAGGGCTACCACTGCTGTCATAATACTAGTATACTAAATTTAAAATTCTGTGTCGAAATTATGTATATTTTCCCCATCAGATATATTCCTAAGCACATTTTCTAGTTCAGATTTAATTAAAATTAATTCTTGAAGGGCATCGTAATATTTATCTTTCCAGTCAGTTAATTCTTTTTCTAATTGATATAATTCAATTTTAAGGTCTTTGACCTCTAATTTTAATTGATCTTGTTCTCGTTCTCTTTGTCTGTTTTTTTCTTTTTTATTCTCGTTCAGTCCAGCAATAATTGCCGTCCCCATGCCAGACAATATCGCAGCAGCGATTGCAATAATTATAGCGTTCAGGTCTAGGTTCATTATACATTAATTATACCGTAATATCTTTATTAAATTAATAATTCAGAAGCAGATATTTCATTTCCAATATATTTTTTCTTTAATATAAAATCTCTAACCAAATCTGCACCAGATTGTCTTCCAGCAATTATAATAAGCCATCTTGGTTCAAATTTTTCATTGATACATCCTTCACACATTAATAAATTTATTGGAAGCAATGTTGATTTTTTTACATTTAATTTATTTTTTGATTTATTGCAAGAATAGCAAAGAACTTTATCCATTATTATCTTCCTCTACATGACTAAAAACAATTTCATCCATAATTGAAAATTCTGAATTGTCTATCAATTCTTCATGCTCCACTCCATCTTGTGTATACTTAATTGGAGATGCAAATGCTCCCAATCTTTCTGTTGATCCATATAGTCCCAGTTCATGAATAAATACAATTAAAACTCTATCGTAATATTCTTTCACTTGGAACTCCTTCCAGCTCACATCTTACGCCATACGACTCTAGCAATTTTTTTACTTTTGCTACATAGTCAATGACCATTTCTTTTTTAGTACCTGTAAATTGTATAAAGTTATCCTCATATAATCTTAATGCTAAAAACTCTGGATATTTAACAACATCCATTTGTAAGTTGTTTACTGGTTTAGTTATTCCTCTTAAAGCTTTTGCCATTTCTGGTGTATAAAAAACTGGTTTGTTTGGTTCACCAGTCCATTGATTTATTCCGTATTTAAAATGATCTTTATTTTTATCAATATACATTTTTAACTTTTAATCTTTTCCAAACTTCATTTGTTTTATGTAAATTTTTATTTTTATCTATAGAGCCAGAACTTAAATATACTCCACCCCAAACTCCATACTCATTATTTTGAATTCCAGATTTATAACACATTGATATTACTGGGCATGCTAAGCAGGCTTCGTCAATATTTTTTGCAATTTTTTCATCATTTTCGTATTTATCATAAAAAAGATTAGTATCCATGCCTCTACAAATAGCAAGATGCCACCAATCTAAATCTTCTTTATCTACTCCAAGATCATTTAAAATACTTGACATATTGTTTAGGTAAAACCCACATTCCTTTATTGTTTACAGATACTTTATCTGCTATTCCCCAAGCTTTATTAAATATTCCTTTTATATTAAAAAATCCATTATTATTTTTTTTCCAAATAATTAAATCATAATTGTTCCAGTATGCTTCACTAGTAAATGATTTATATTTATTTATAAATATATCTACGCCACGTTCGTTTAAATGTAACATTTTTCCTTAAATATAAAGGGCTAATCCCTGTATACTATTATACAGGGATACTAAAAGCCTTGTCAACTGATTTTTATATTATTTTTTTATCGAAGATGGATTAAATTTTCCATCCCATAATGATTTTTTAACACTATTTACTGGTACGCAATTTGGGACCATGCGACCATTTTTTTCTTTCATTCCTACTTGTTTATATCCAGACCAACATGCTTTTTGCAAATTGTCCCATTTATCTTCTTCTTCATTATCTGATTCATAATCTTCAGAATCCTCAGAATCTTTAGATTTTGCAACTGGCCAATTAATTTCATTTTTCATTGGATCTCCAATTGGGGCTGGGTTGGATTCGCCAGCATCTTCTGTTTCCATTTCTGCTGAATCTGATTCCTCTTCAGAATCTTCTTCTGGAACCTCGATCATTCCTTCAATTGCTTCCATTAAATGCTCAATTACCATTCCTAATTGTTCTTTTGTAATTTCTGGACGAAGGGCTTTTGCAATATCTTCATCATCTGGAATTTCAATTACTGTATCTGCTGGATTAATTGCGTCATCAAGCATGTCTTTAATTTCTTCTACTAAATCATCATGTGTTAAAGACTTTTTCATATTTTTTTCACGTTCTACAATTTTACGTGACCAAGAGAATCCTGCGTCTCCGCCCCATGCTAACCACATAATCTTTCCATTAGATGGATTTTCTGCATTATCCCAGTCCTTACCTTTTTTATCTACTTCATGACGTGAAAAGAAAGAATACATACGCTTAACTGTTGAAAGGCTGAGGGTTTCTCCTCTAGCAAGTTGTCCTGCACGAGTCCAGCCTACTGCTGTTCCAGCTCCCTTAGCTTTACCTTGTTCTTTTAATTTAATTGCACGACGGGCTGCAGATTGCATGCCAGCGGTTGGTTTGTATCCTTCTTTTGCCATTATTTCTCCTTAACGCTAATTACTTTAACGTTTGTTATTTCATCGTCTACACCAAATATATCATTTGCATAGTCTAGAGCATCATTTTCATCAAAGGCTTCTACTTCTACCTCTACCTCTAATTTTACTCTATAGGTATTCATTTATTTAATTGCTTGACCACACTCTGAACATGTTTTTGCTTTTTTAGTTGTTTTTGCAACAGGTTCAGATTTTTTAACAAGGCTTGCTCCAAATTTAGGTCTTCCAAATCCAACAATTGAAACCATTATATTCTTTTTATTTTTCTTATATGCACGAAGCTTTTTGCAAACTTCTCCACCATTTCTTTGACTTCCTTTAGGGTCTCCAGAAGTATTTCCTTCAATACACCAAACGGTTCCATCTCCATTGTCAGTCATAACTATTCCAACATGAGAAATTCTATCTACACCGTCTGATGGGAAATCAAAATATGCAACATCTCCTGGCTCTGGATCTGCAATGTCTCCGTCAATCCATTGACCAGCTTTTTTAAATGCTGCTGCTCCGCCTGGAGTATAAACTGTGTTAGGAACTTTTACTCCTGCTTCATTTGCACACCACATAACAAATGATCCACACCATGGTTGAAAATTAGCTTTAGTAAATGCACCATATTTTGTTTCATTGTCTTTTGGTCCTTCTACAGTACCAATTTCAGCTTTAGCAACTTCAACAAATTTTTCTGCTGTTCCTTGTGCTGACATTATTAATCCTTATCCCAATTTGTATCTACAGGTTGTTCTTCTGGCATTGCTCCGTCTGGTTTTGCTAATCTACGAGCTTTTGCTTCATCAATTTCTGCTTCTAATTTTTTATCTGCTTGTGTATTTTTTGCATCCATTTCTTTGTTAGCTAATTGTGCAGACATAATATCTTTAGCACCAGATTGGCCAATTAAAAGTCCAGCTAATGTTCCTGTAATAAATGTTGCTACTGATCCTAGGACATTGAAAAACATTTTATCATTCTCAGATTGACCAGTAATTGGCTGTGTTACAAATATTAAAGCATACATAATGCCTACTGCTGTAATAAAAAGAATTGATCCTAATGTAATTCCTAAAATAAATTTTAATCTTGCGTCTAATTCTGCTGGTGTTAGTCTTTCTCTAGCCATTTGTATTTTCCTTAGTATCTGCTAAATCTTCTGGACATGCTCCGTTAGCTGTACAGATAGGTGGTTTACATTCTGCTTTTTCCCAATTTGCTGGGTCCTGACATGGATAACGATAATGTCCATCGTATCCGCATCCGCTTATAGACAGGACTAAAAGGCTAGAAGCTAAAAACACCTTTAATTTTTTCATAAGTCTATTATAGCAAATATGAATTTAGTAGGCTATTCTTCTTCTTTTTCGGCTCTTTCTCTAATGCCTATAGTTAAAAACCATATAGCTACAGAGGCTAATGTTACATATCCAACAACTGTTTTTGCACTACCCTCAAGAACAACCCAGGCTACAAAAAATCCTAGAAATGTAAAATTCTCACTAAGAATAGCAATTGCTCTTTTCTTTAACCAGTTCATATTTACCCCCTTATTCTCAAAATTGAACTACCTAGAATTACTTGTCCAACTAAAACTGCTGCTACAAGAACTTCCTTAGCCTTTTGCCTTTCTTGTGGACTCATATCTGCCCCAATATTTGCAAGCGCCTTAAATACTTCACATTGTTGTTCTTCTGTTAAACCTTCAATTGCTTCATCTGGATTGAAACATCCAGCAATTGCTCCTACTAAAGCTGCTGGGGATTCTAATGTTAATAAAGCTGATGCTACCTCTGCTGTAATAACTACAGGATTTCCATTTGCATCTTCTCTAACCTCTACTGGAATTTGTGGTGGAAGATCACGATATTCAAGTCCTGCTGCTTCAATATTTGCTGCAGCTACTGGTTCTCCGTCTGCTGCTGCAATAAGGGCATCTGCAACTATTTCTTTTTCTGCAATTGTTAAAACTCCATCTTCAGATAACGCTTCTGAAAGATTATTAACTTCTGATGATGTAATTTCTCCGTCAGACATTAATGCATCTAATACAGCTTCTGCATCTGATGCTGTTAGATTTCCATCTGCTATTAAATCTTCTACAACTGAAACAATCTCTTCTACAGTTAATGGAGTTTCTTCTTCAGCTGGTTCTTCAGCTGGCTCTTCTATTGGTTCTTCTTCAGTTGGTTCTTCAACAGGTGGTTCTTCAACAGGTGGTTCTTCAACAGGTGGTTCTTCAACAGGTGGTTCTTCAACAGGTGGTTCTTCAACAGGTGGTTCTTCAACAGGTGGTTCAACTGGTGTTAGTCCACCACTAATTAAGTTAGAACTTTGTATTGCTGGAATTGAAATAACAGTTTCGGTATATTGGCTTACTGGGCCAGACCAGTTAGCAACTCTAATTGTATATGTAGCACCTTCTGTCAAGCCAGCTAATTGAATTGATTCTGGGGCTCCGTCGGTATTTAATGTTTGTCCTTCATATGGATTTTCTGCATTTGGATCATCTGTAATTACTTGATAAAACCAAGTATTTGCTGTATATCCTGTTGGTAATTCTGGGGCAACAGTTACTGTTGTGCCATCGACAACTGGTGTAGATAATATCGGTGCAGGAGTTGGAATATTATTATTAATAGCAGTTGTAAGTTGAGATGCTTTTGTATTCAAAGAAGTTTGTAAATTTGTTTTTGAATTTGATGCTGAATTAATAGCATTAGTCAATGATGATGTATTAATAGAATTTATTGAAGAAGTATTAATGCTATTTTGAGAAACGACTGGGCTTAGACTTTGATTTAATTGTGTAATAACAGCATTTGCTGCATCTACTGCTGCTTGAACAGTTGATGTATTTGGATCTACATAAGGAGTAAATGTTGTACCTTGACTTATTTGTCCAGCAAAACCAGAACCTGTATTTGTATCTTCAATTGGAATAATTGTTCCATTAGTAGTTTCTCTATAATTAAATCTAGCGCCATTTGGAATAGGTCCAGTAGCAGTCACATTTGCCATCCATGCACCATCATTTGGATTTACATCAGCATTAAATCTAATTTGAACCATTTGTGTAGATGCATCTTGTTGTGGATATGGACGAAGGTCCCACGCAATGTCCAATGAAGATCCTGTTGTTGAATATGTAATTCCAGTTCCTGTGCTCCAAGTAGTCCAGTCCCATCCAGCAATAGAAACCGAAGGGGCGTTGGGTGTTTGATAATATACCCACCCTTCATCTACTCCAAATGTAATTGTTGCATTAGACCCAACATAAACATTATTATATAAAGTTCCACCCATTTGTAAATTAAATGGAAGATTCATGCGGATACCAGCATCATCTACGCCAGCAAGAACATTTGTGGTTGTTCCAATTGTTGCTTGCAAATTATTTACTGCTGTCTGAGCATTATCAATTGCTATATTTGCTTGAGTAAGTTCAGTTTGTGCTGTTGCTTGTGCAGTAGAAGCTTCTGTTTTTGCAGTAGAAACCTGTAATATTTCTGTCTGTGCAGTAGTTACAGTAATACTATCTATTGCTGTTTGGGCAGTAGTTATAGTTTGTTTTGCATCTTGAACTACTTGAGAACTTTGATCTGTTGGATTTATTGTTAAGTCTATATTATTTATTGTTGTAGTTGCAGTATCAACTGCATTTACTGCTATTTGTGCTGTAGATATACTTTGATTGACCTGAGTTACTGCGGATTGAGCCTGTGTTAATTCTGTTTGTGCTGTTGCCACTAGTACTGTTGCAGAATCTGTAGCTGCAATAGCTTGTTGAACTTCTGTTGTTGCGGTTGCAATTGCTGTATTTACCGCTTGTTGAGCTGGGCTTATTACTACCTGTTCTTGATTAATATTTTCTGTTGCATATGCATAACTGGGACCAACAAAAAATAGCCAGCCAGTTACAAATAGGCCAGCTATAAATAGCTTTAACTTTCTCTTCAATTGGATCTCCAATGCAACAAAATTTTTGTTACATGGAAATTATAACATGATTTTTTATTTAATTTATCTTAGTTGTCTAAGAGTTTGCAACAATTCCTTTTCTTAAAGAATACATTACTGTTATTCCACATCTTGCAGATTTTGTACTAACTGAATGATATATGCCATCTGGCAGAAAGATTACGTCTCCTTCTTCTACTTCAATTTCTGCATCTACCTGTTCGTTATCATCATTATGTTGTTTTTTAAATTGCCATATTGATTTTCCTTTTATCTGCCAATGAAATTGATCTGCTGGGTCGTTGTGGAATGATACTTTTTTACTATTGGATATTAAATCTAAAAATGCAGCACCAGAAGCTCCATTTTTATCCAAAAGATTATTAAAACACTCTAAAACATCATTATATTGTTTATAAAAACTAGAGTCTCTTATTTGTGCATAAAATTGATTTTTTTGTGTTGCAACACCACCGTTTACTATCCAAGAGTCTGGGAAGTTTAAATCTGGTTTATTAAAGTATTCATATGATAGATGTTCAAATATATCTTCCCAAGATGGAGTATTTTTAAAAAATCCTTTTAATAAAAAATGTGTTGTATTTTTTTTAGCATCAGACAATTGTTCTTTTATCTCATTTATATTCATAAAATCCTTAATGTTAAAGAGCAGTTTTGAGACGTGCTCAGGTCTATCCAGATATTTAATGTCGCTGTCTCCCCCGACGAATCTGCGACTTCTCAGTGACGAGATGCAGATTTCTATTATACTATTATTTTATTTTAATAGTCTTTGGCTTCTTTTCTTCTGGGATAACTCTGTCTACGCTGATTCGCAGCATACCGTTTTCAAAATCAGCACCTACAACTTCCATATATTCGCCAAGCGCAAATGATCTTGTGAATTTACGTGTTGCAATACCCTTATGTACAAATTGAGTTTCTGTTTCTTCTTTGTTTCCTTTTACAATAAGGGTTGAGTTGTCTACTGTTACTTCAATATCTTTTTTATCAAATCCAGCAACAGCAATTTCAACTTGATAAGAATCCTCATCTAGTTTAATTACATTGTATGGTGGATACGATTGGTTTTCTGAATATACATGGTTTAATCTATTTAATGTGTGATTAAAACCAATAAAAAAAGGGTCATTAAAAATGGCCCATGGATCTTTCATCATATTTTTTCTCCTTTTAAGCAAGTTATATTAGTACCCCCAAATGGCAGGTACTAATATATTATATCATTATTTTGGATTGTCTGTTTTATAAAATCCAGAACCTTTAAATTGAACTCCTACTGAGCTATAAGATCTAGTCATACCGTATCCACATGAGTTGCATGGAGGAATTATTTCTTGATCATCAAATTTTCTATTTATTTCAATAGAAGTGTCGCATGTTATGCATGAGTATTCATATATTGGCATTACTTTCCACTCTTTTTTCTCTTCTCAGCCAAGACTGCAAAATCTTTAACCTTAGTTTCTCCCATATATCCCCAGGCATATCCATCTTCAATCATTTGTTCATTAACTGATTGTTTTGATCCATCTAAATATAGCCATCCAAGAATTCTTCCATATTTTTCTGAAGAATCTGGTTTTTCTGTTTTAATTACAATTTCTTTTGCATCTTTAATTTTATATTTTAAATATTCTTTTGACTCTAAACCAAGAGCTTTTTCAAATTTATCTGAAGTCCTTGATTCTGGTGTATCTATGCCAGCCATCCTAACTCTTTGAGAAAAAGAAACATTAAACCCAAGATCTATATCTACATCTAAAGTATCGCCGTCTACAACACCAGTTATTTTTTTAACTCTATATTCGTACATTAAAATATTTTCTTTTTCTTATCTTCAGACATTTTTTGCTCATTTGCAGTTGCTGCGTACAAAGCTCTTTGATGTGCTAATGCTCTAGATTTGCTTGGATGACATCCTTTTAGTTCACCTTTATCATTTACTACTGCAAAACCCTTACAGCCTGCAGCACCTTGTCTAATATTATATGGCATATTGACCTCCTATATGTATTATAGCATTATTCATCAATTGGCCTAATACCTTTTTCTTCTATTATTTTATATGCTTCTGGTGTTAAACTTATAGTTGCCTGTAAATTTTCATCATATTCAACTGAAATTAAGTCCTTATTAAATAAATCTATTAAAGTTTTATCAACATAATTTGTATGCGAATCCCACAATTCTGGAGCAACTTCCTCTGCATATTCTGTTACTTTAAAAATTAACTCCCCATCAGGATCTATTCCAGCTATTTCAATTGCTCCTATTTCTAAATAATATTGAAATAAATCGTCTTCCCCTGGCTCTTCCATTTTGCTCCTTTGTGCAACAGGTAGGACTTGAACCTACGATTGCCGAATTATGAGTTCGGGGCTTTAACCAACTAAGCTACTGTTGCTCATAACAATATAATTATATATATAGTATATTAATTAGTCAATAGCCTAATTCAAAAATTTTACCATTATCATTTTTATTTACACTTAATATTATATTTACCATATCATTTCTTATTTCTTCTGTTATGGTTGACGGAGATATTGAAATCATTGCTTGATTTTCTTTTACATGCAAAGATAAAGATTTAACTAAAGCTTGATTGCCAGCTTTTACTGATGAATAATGTGCGTCTAAAATTGCTTTATTTGCAGCAACTGAGGATATGAAGATAATATGTCCATTTTCATTTAATGATTTTATGCAATTTATAATTAATAAGTTATAATTAAATAAATATGAGTCATAAAACAGTTTTAATTCTTTTATATTAATTTTTGTTATATTATCTGATATGGAATTTCCAGATAAAAAAATTATTTTACTATAGTAATTTACTGGTAGGTCTCTAATAAAATTTAAAACAGATTCATAATCTTCAAAATCTAAATACTTCCAGTTATATTCTCCATAAATTTTATTTTTTTGCCTGTAAGTTATTAAATCTATTATAAAATTTTCTTTTTCTAATGATTTTATTATTAATTTAGAAGATCTGGCTGTGCCACCTATGATTAAAACTTTATTCATTAAGTTAGTATATCACTTTTATAAATAGATTTCCATAAATTAATATCAGCAATATCATTTAATAAAGGCTGCCCTTTAATATTTAAACTAGTATTTAATAATAATGGCACTCCTGTTTCTTGATAAAATTTATTTAATACTCTCCAAAGACCTCTATGCTGATTTCTATTTACTGTTTGTACTCTAGAAGTTCCATCTACATGAACCACAGACGGAACTATCTCTGGTTTTTTACATTTTACTGCATATTGCATGTAAGGTGATGTAAATTCCATTTCAAACCATTCTGATGCACATTCTTCCATTATAACTGGCGCAAATGGTCTAAACATTTCTCTTTGTTTAATTAAATTAACTTTATTTTTTATATCTGGGTCTCTTGGATCGGCTAATATACTTCTGTTTCCTAATGCTCTAGGTCCATACTCTGCACGTCCGTTTGCAACTGCAACAATTTTATTTTCTTTTAACTCAGAAATTATTTTATCTACTGGATATTCTCCTTTAATATTATATCCAAGATAAGGATTGTTCCAATTTAAATGTTTTCCATATAATGCAGCAGCTGCGCCTAAAGATGATCCAGCATCTCCTGGGTTAGGCATTATCCAAATATCTTTAAATATATCCCATAAAAAAGTATTAGCAGAACAGTTTAAAGCACATCCGCCCATAAAAACTAGTTTATTTTTACCAGTTATACCTTTTGCATACTTCATAAATTCTAAAAGTCTTAATGTATAAACCTTTTGGACTGCTGCTGCTAAATCAAAATTTCTTTGATCAAACCAAGACTTAGAGTTATTCTCCCATCCAGCCATACATGGAATACTTCCCCAATTAAAATCATATATTCCTTTATGAAAATTATATTTTTGTTTTGTAATTGATGGAAAATAAGAATTTACTTGATCAAAATATCTATCTGGGTTTCCATAGCCAGCCATACCCATAAAAATATATTCCTCTTCATTTGGTTTTAATCCTACTAGTTGTGTAAAAGCAGAATAGAATAATCCAAAGCTAAATGGATAATTTTGTTTATGTTTTAATTTAACTTTGTCTCCTTCTCCCGTCCATATTGTAGAAGTATTCCATTCTCCTATAGAATCCAAAACAACTATAACTGCATCATCGAATTTACTTGTATAATATCCAGCACATGCATGCGAATAATGATGTTTGAAATATTTAACTGGTACGGTTTTATTAAATATATTTTTAATTTGATATTTTGGAACCCAATTACCATTTCCACCCTTTAATAATAATCTAGAAGCTTTTAATAATGGATTTTCATAATATGCTATCTGATCTGGAAAACCGTATTGCAGGGCATCACTAATTAAATCATTATTGATATACCAATCATTTTTTTTCTTGCTATATCTTTCAGCATGACCAGCAAATAAGATATTCCCATCTTCAATTAATGATAAAGATGCATCATGCGAAGTTTCATTAATTCCAAGTATTATCAATATATATACCTGTCTCTTTTTTTATTTTTTTTAAATTTTAATTTAAATCTATGTAAATAATATTTAAACTTTAAAATCATATCCATACCTATCGTTTAATTGTTTTGCAAAAATATCTCTTATATGTATATGTCTATGAAAACCTAAATGTGCACTTTCTTTTTCATTTATATAGTAATCTAACGCTACATTGAAATAAATATCTTTAATAAATTCTCTATGACAACTGTCTATTATGTATATAGGATAATCAGTTAAATTTTTTCTTACCCAATTATTATTTTCTAGATCAATAAAATTTGTAAAATTATTATCATTAGAAAGTTTTTTTAAAAGTTCATTTGAATGTAAGTCCCAAGTGCCATATAATAAATTTATATTAGTTTTTTTACAATATGTTTCTAAAATATTTATACTCTGTGCAGAATACATATGAGCCATTTGTATAGGTATAACTTCTTCTGCCAAAAGTGGTCTTTTAAAATATTTTATTTCATTTTGATTATCAAATATTATAGAAGAATTTAAGTCATCAATTGATTTATTTGAATAATTTATATTAGTTTTATCATCCATGTTAGTATAGTAAATATCTGTATTTGATTCATAGTGTGTTGATATATAATTTTCAAATTTATGGGAGGTAAAAAACATGGGAGAATTAAAAATTTTAATTCTTTCAAAATTTGGCATTAAAAATAAAATATTTTTTGGATTATTGTATTTTTTTATGTAAGTAAAAATTTTTTCAACCTGACTATTAATGCTCTCACCAGCCTGTGCTATTGAATTATATGTGTACTTACTATCCTTTAATAATAATTCATACCAAATTTTATCTGTTCTTAATCCATCCCCCATAGTATTTGAACATCCAGCTATTAAAAAATCAATATTTTCTTTAAATTCTGGTGATCTAAATCCATCTTTATTTAAAATAAAATCTATTTCAGGATCTATTTTTTTAAATAAAGAAAATCTATTTTCAATAACTCCATAATCTTTATCAGTATAATTATAAAATTCATTATAATATATTTTATCTACAATGCTTGGATAATATTTAAAATATTTATTGTCTAATTTGTTAATTATACAATCATAAAACATTTCTGTATAAGTGTTATCCATTATTTTTTCCAATCAAATATTTATCAAATATAAAATCACAATAAAATTTATGAAAAGATGTACCTGGATGTAAATTATCTCTTGCCCATAATGAATTTAAATCATTATTTGACAATCTATCATACTCAAAAACTTTTTTCATCATATAATCTTTATCATAATCATAAAATGTTTCAAATCTATTTAATATATCATGATTATTAATTAATTCATACTTAGAGTTTGCTAATTCTAACCAGGAAGGACCCTTAGTAATTCTTTTTGGTTGTTTTAAATTTATTGATTTAATCCAAGAAAATGTATATAATTTTATATTATTAGATCTACAATATTGTTCTAAATACAAATAAATTCTATAAATAAAAGAATTTCTATGGTCTTCCTTAAACAATCCATATCTTTCTTCTCTATTAAATTCAGTTGTTACAAAAAAAACTACATCTGGATTAGAATATAGATAGCAATACTTAAAAAATTGATCTATAGAATCACTAATTGCTGAGCCAGATGTTCCTAAATTAAAATAACCACTAGTTTTTTCTATTTCCGATATTTTTTTATATACTCTATAACACCATGTTTCTTCTTTTTCTAAACCGTCTCCTGCAGCAAATGAGTCTCCTATAAACAATATATGTTTACCATCATGATTTTTTTTAAAATCATCACATCTATAATCTATATCATTAAATTTATCAGCTAATCTATAATCTAAATGCATCATTAGTATAAAAAATTCCTTTTTTTAAAAGCTTTTTTATTTTTTTTAATCCATAGAATAAATTTAATTTTATTAATAATTTTTTTAATCATATATTTATTTTATCTCCAACTATCCCAGGTATTTTTATACATATAATTTTGCAATTAGTTATAAATTCTGGGTCTGCTATTTCGAATGGTTCTAAAATAAATATGTCTCCAGCATTTAATTCTTTATTATGAATAAACATAGTTCCTTCTATTAAAAAATTAATTTCTTTAATTTTAGAATGGTAATGATGACCATATTGCTCTCCTGCAATATGCTCTTTATATCCAACCTCAAACTCTTTTGTTTTATAAACTGATGGGTCGAAATCTCCTATAAACCAACCCATTTTCATATTTTTAATATTATCTATTATCATAATCCATACTCTGTCCAATTTATAGTATCAAATCCAGAATCTGTAATTAAGTTAATTGCAGTAGCACGGTTATTGTCTTCTGGTAAAAGTTTATCGTTGATTAAAAATCTATTTCCGCTTGTCATGTTCATCAATAACATATCCCAGCATAAACCAAGACTTTGTAAATGTTTTTCTGTTATACTTCTAGCTGATTCTTTTCTTGCGGTAGTTAAAATAATTTTATATCCTTTAGAATCCCAATCATTAAATTTATTTAATACTCCATTTAAAATTTCTGGGTCTGCTTTTCCTATATCACTAAATCTATGTGAATGTTTTAATATAGTTCCATCAATATCGCAAAATATTGTTTTTGGTTTTTCTGTATAGTACTCTCTAACTTTTCCATTATATTTTTCTAGATCTTCTGGTGTCCCTAGAGCAATGTAGGCGTGTTTTTGTAAAAAATATGGATATATTTTTTTATTATTTTCTATTAAATAATTATATGTTTCAGAAATATAACACTCTGGAGTTCCTAATTTTCTAAAAGTATTTAATAAATTTTGTGCTGAAAATACAAAATCTTTTCCATTTTTCCAATAATGTATTCCTACTAGAGCATTATCACTAATACTTTCTTTCTCAGCAATTTTTGTAACTAAATTATTATTAATTTCAGCAAAACTATTTTTTAAATCATTTGATTTAAATAATACAACTGCTCCGTCACAATTATCGTCGCTAACAAATTCTAAAAAATCTTGACTATTCCAATTGATTATTTGATCACAATTTGTAATAATTAATGGATTATCATTATTAATATATTCTTTAGCATACAGAACAGTTTCGGTAGCACCACTAGTTAAAGTGTCTATTTTAATTTCTATGCTTTCTGGAGATATTGTTTTTAATAAATCTGAAAGTTTTCTGTTATGATTTTCGTTTTCATAATTTCTAGTTATAAAAATATATCTAGCTTTTATTCCTAAAGTTGATACAGAATGTTCTATTAAATATTTTTTATTTACTTTTATTAGTGGTTTTGGTTCTAAAATACCAGCATTTATAAATCTAGTACCTAGCCCAGCCATAGGAATAACAATATTTAAATTATTCATTAACTAACTCCTTTAAAAATTTATTTGATTCTATTTTATTAATTATGTCCTCAGACTTTTTGGTATCATTTTTTATAGAATAAAAATATATATCTCTTTCATATGAAATGTTATGAAAAAAATGATGTTGTGCTCTAATGAATCCTCCATGCTCTCTTGAATTATGTGGAGTAACTAATTCTGTTGATATTTCTAGAATATTAGTTTTTGGTTTCATAAAAATTCCATTCATTGCACTTGCTCCACTTAAAGAAATAAGTGTTTTAACTTCACTAAAATAGTTTATTTGCTCTATAAATGAATTAAAATTTTCTGGATAGACTATCTCAAAATTTTTATCTTGAAAATACTTTTCTAATATATATTCATCAGATAATCTTTCTTTAAAATCTTTAAGTAAATCTTGCTTTTTTTCAAATTCATAAGTTTTAGGCACAATATTTTTTCTGCTTACATACACTTTTCTAAATGGCTCATAATCTCTATCGACATAGTCTAAAAATTTTTCATTAATTTTATTAATTGGATTTGGTACTGGCTGGTCGTCTGATTGCATTGCAAAATAAAAATTATCGATTAATATTTGAGAATGTAATGCAGGATCTAAGAACATTCTATTTATATTATTATCTTTTAAAAAACAATAAAAAAATTCAATTAGATTATGATTTAAGTACCCTGGCCTTAAATTATAAGTATTAAAAATAAATAATGGATTTTCAAAAATATTTAAACAATTTAAAATTGTTCCATAAGTATTTATTACATTGTGAAGAGGATTTTGATGAACTTTAATTAAAATTTTAGGTTGGCTAGATAGAATTTTAAAAGACCTATTATCTTCAGCAAAAAAATGTTTTTTATCTTGACTTTCTAAAGTAAATTTTTCATCTACTATACTTATGAGATTTTCATCTGAAAAATATCTTAGATTTCCTACTTTTATTTCATTGCTGGAAATGCTAACACTCATAATTAGATATCCTTTTTATTTAATTCATTTTCAACTATTTGCTGAACGTATTCAGAAAAATGTTTTCTTATACTTCCCGAAGGTCTACTTCCTGCAGCATTCCATATTCTAGCATATTCTACTATATTAGAAAATGTAGTAGGGCATACTGTTATTCCATTATATTCTTTTAATGTTGTTGGAAGTGGAACATGCTTCCCACAGCATTTACATTCTTTTGCTTTTTCCTGGTATATATTCATATTGTCATCATCCTGTCTATTGACTCTTTTAAATCTTCTGGCATTCTTGGAGCTCTTATCATATTTTGTACAAAGACTTCTTCTGTATTATGATCTTCAAAACTCATTGATTCATATGTATGAATTTTGATTTCTTGATTTGAATCAAACCTAGTTCTACTTATAGCATTATAAATTGATCCACATACGGCATCTGCTAAGTCTTTAGATCCTTTTCTTGGGTGATCAACTTTATCTCTCATAATTTTTAATTGAAGTAACTCATCTATTAATAATGGAATATGTGGCCCATGTAGTCTTTCTTCTAATACAACCATTGCCATGTCGTCATAATGTTTTTTAGCAACAGATAAAATTTCAGTATTTATTCCATATTGTTTAAGTTGTTGCATCATATCATGAGAGTTCCATCGGTCAAATGTGCATATTTTTATTTTGAATCCCTTAGTTCTTAAAGCCAATATATAATCTTTAACTTCGGTAAAATCTACTGATTTATCTGCAGTAGGTGTCCAATATCTTATTGCATCAACTTCAACTATTGGTGCTGGTTGTGAGTAAGTATCTGTTACTTTTACGTTTACCCATTTTTGAACATGAGCTAAAGACACAGCGCAGTGGTCATGTTTTTGTGCTAAATCTACGTGTATAAAATAATCTTTGTCTGGATCTGGGGCGAACCAATTTTCGAATCTTCCAAATTGATCTATGGCTAATGCAGTATTATTAAAAGCTAATTCAATTTTTTCTCTTGATTTAAAAAATGCATCTATTGCTTCTGGTGGCATGCAAGCAAAACGACTTAGTGCATCTGGCATGTTTTTATAAAATTCTATTTTAAAATCTTCAATTTTTTTAGTAGGATTTACGTCCCAGGTTGGTCTTTTAAGTGCATATACTTTAGGAATATTATATGAAATTATATGATCTTCTTCCCATTCAACCGTTATTTCATTACCCTGCGTTCCGTCTGGTAGGTCTTCATTCATTTTTAAAATTTTAGATTTAATAATAGTTTCTTTTTCCGCTACTACTGAGTCGTAAAATTTTTGGATTGGATCATTTTTAAAACGAGGAAATGAAAGTAAAATTACTTTACCGTAATCTGGAAAGCGTGATATTACAGATCCACGATACATATCGTATATTGCATCTGCGGTTTTAGCTTGATCATGTCCAGTTGTATTTTCTGTGGCGAAGCCAGAAATTTCGTCTAGAATGACAGCAATTACGTTATACCCTTCAAAAGCTTCTCTTTCTGAATGTCCTGAGTATACATTTACATTTTTATCAAATCTAATCTCAGAAGCTTTTGGATCATATTTTCCTACAAACCATGGACTTCTATCTATACGTGTTTTAAATCCTTTAAAAAATACGTTGTTTGCTTGCTGTGCGTTAACAGCAATATTAATAATATCAATTGTATCTCCAGGTGGTTTTCCGTAATATGTTGCTGGATCTTTTAAACATAATAATAAGTAAACCATATAGGAAACTGATATTGTAGATGTATAGTCTTTTCCTGAACCCTTACCCAATTGAGCAATGATTTCTGTACAAGTCTGTTTAAATCTCCGTTTGCCTTCCTCTTCTCCAAATAATTTAATTAAGGTAGACTCTTTATATATTTGAGAACCTTTTTCAATTAATGTATATTGATATTCTGAAAGTGGTGGCAATCCTAGATATTCTGGACTAGTAACAAATGTTTTTAGGTCTACTGGGCGCTCTTCAAATTCTTCGCCATCTAAAATATCAATTAAATCAGAAAAATCAAAAGACATTATGCTGGGACTTTTACTTTCTTATATATGTGATTACTATATGAGTATCTTTTTTCAGATATTACTGGCTTTACACCATGCAAAGCAATTGGTAATGCACTATGTATTACCATGTCTCCTTGATTTGGAGCATAAATTATATTTTGTGTCGGATAATATATTTCTCCGCCTTCAAATTTATTTAAATATACTACTAAACCATAAATTGATAATTCTAACTCTTTATATGGAGTTCCTTCAACGTATAGCTTAGATAGATTTTCTGCTTCAGTAAAATCATGTATATCAGAATGTTCTCCCCAAAAATTTCCTTTGACCAACCTAGTTGCAGTGCTTGCTTTTCCAAGATATAAGCCTTCTGGTATCATGGTATTAATTCTATTTCTTAATTTAATAATTTCAGACAATGGTTCTGTTCTAGAAAAATTATTTTCTTTAATCCATTCTTCTTCATTAATTTTTTCTAATATATCAACTATATTGTTTGACTCTTCTTTGGATAAAAAATTTTCATAAACATATATTTCTTCACCAATTCTTTTAAAATTTTCAAACATTATAATGCTTCTCCTGAATCTATTATTACTGGCTCTACTATTCCAGTTATTTGTGATAATCTTTTTGCAACATCCATTTTACATTTAGGACAAGAAGATGTAACTTCTTTTAATATTTTAACTAATATTTCTTGCTTATGTTCTGTTTCAGCAATTTGTGATGCTAATTCAGCATTATCTAAAAGACCTACTTCTTTAAGCATAGTAATTCTTTTTGTTTCAATATCTGAAATTAATTTAAGAGCGTTTGCTTTTACATTTAATTGACCTGCCTGATCTGCGTCCTCTACAGTTTTCCAGGCTTCTTTAATTAACATTGAGTAATGTTGGTCTGCTCCTGAAATAGCCTCTTTAGCCCGTTCCTTAGAGCTTGTATCGTTGTATACGACGGTTTTCCACTCATCTATAAGTTCTACTACATCAGAACGTTTAAAGCCCGTCAGAGAGGCAATCTGGGTCGGATTATTGCCCTTTAAAAGTTCGGCAACAACTTTATTCATACGATCAAAATGATCAGATAATTCAATTTCCATATTAATTTATTATACCATATTTTAGTTGACTAAGATTGAGATTTTGCTATTTTAAGCAATACTAAATATCCAATTAAATCATCAATATCATTATCTCCAGGATAATCTGTGCCCTTCATAAGTCTATTTAATTTATCATCAATACGGACATGCAGTTGCTCTCTAGGACCTGCTTTTGAAAATATACGAACAGGATCTAAGGCTGAATTTCCATATGATATATTTTTTTCAATAAGCATATGAGCAATTTCATGACAGGTATTCCAAATTTCTTGACCTGCTGCTGTACCTACTGTTAATAGATATAAGTCTTCACATCTAAATTCTTTTATATCTTCGAATACTGGCTTTAAGCTCATCTTGTACCTTTCACTAGTGGATCTTCAATCCATTGAACGTATCCGTCTTCCCATTTTTGACTACCATAAATATGTTTAACGTCAATAAAATGGAATATCCGCCAATTTTCTCCACCATAACAGTGGAATTTATATAGTTTAGCATTATCTGATGAATTTAACAATAGGTAATCATCAATTAAATTGTTAACCTGAATATTTAATGCTTTAAGAATACCTTTAGTCCATATATCTGGTCCTGTGTGGGTATGAACAAAATGTGGAGATCCATAAGTCGGATTAATTAATTTTTCTTTAATTGTATCTAGGACTGATTTTAAAATAGGATTTCCAGCGGATGCAGCAAATGTCCATTGGCAAAAATGAATATCAGTTTCAGGACAAACAATCATTTCATATTCTTCATTTAACCATGTATTAATTGGATTCAAACATTCTGTATCTAAATCTGTATATACTCCACCGTATTTATAAATGATCATATATCTCCACAAATCACCACGCATTACTCCTACTGGAAGTCCGACAAATAAATCATGCCACTCTTGCCCATATTCTTCTAAAATAAATTGTGCAGCTTGACTATCATCCATATATCTATATTCATATTCAGGATTTAATGTCTTCCACGTATTTACTGCATCCAGCATATATGGCTGCAATTGATCAAATGGGTCTTTGTAAGTTTGCCAGATAATCTTTGGAATCATTGATTATCAAATTTCGCTATGAATACTCCTGTCACTGGAAATTCTTTATGCTCCACAATTCCTTTAAAAGTTTTTAAAACCCTTTCGGTGTTCCAATCTTCTTCCACATGAACCTCATATGGATTTCCATTAATTGCATCTTGATGGTAATGAATAATAGGAATAGATATGATGGCATTTCTTGCCTGTTGAGATATTCTATTCCAAAGTTCAACCGCTGACTCTTCTGACATATGTTCTAAAACATCTCCAAGTATTACAAGGTCATATTTAAAATTATTCATATCTTTAACATCCATAGCAAATAATTTATCATATCTATTTTCTAGATTAAATTGATCTATATATGGCTGCCACACCTCTACTGCGTTTATTATTACTCCAGAACCAAGGCCATCTCTAATTAAATCAAGGTATACGCCTTGACCAGCCCCAACATCAAGAACTGTTTTTGGATTTATTTCAATTATTTTTTCTTTAGTCCAAGGTTTATTTGTTGGATCAGAGTATCCCATTTAAAATTTTCCTATCTTCTTTTGTTTGAAATGTTGACTCTATTGACAATATGTCGCAAATTCTTTTAGCATCTGGCTTTAAAGTAAACACTTCTAATAAATGTTTTTGTCTAAACATAAACCAATCTAATGGTAAGTTTATACCATTACTTGCAAAATGTATCATTTTTTGAGCACCTGTTCTGCTTACTATATAGCAGGCAGCAGACCAGTCTTGATAAGATGAGCATAATTCATCTGATATATCTAGCGAAGTATTATATTTATGATCTTGATCTGCTGGACAGAATGCATGAAATGCGTCAAATCTTTTTGGCAATTGTTTCATATATTTTTCTAATTCAATTAAAAAATTGTCATATAAAATAATATCGTCTTCCATTAATATTAAATAGTCATAATCAGAATCAATAAAGTTTTTCCATGCCAGCCAGTTGCTTGCCCATATTCCAACTTCGCCATATCTCCAGCCCTGCTTGTTGTCTAAATTGTATCCATTAATATCTATATTAAAATCTAAATTTTGATTTTTAAAATTAACATATTCATCGTATGATGAAATTTTGATAGTATCTGTATCTAGAATTTTTATATTTTTAAGCAAATTAGAATGAACATTTTCAACTAATTTATTTCTATCATGATCTCTTGGTAAATGGAAAAGCTTATAGGCTATATTCATCTCTTTTTAATTAATCCAAATTGCTCTAAGTATCTTTGTATAGTCATAGCAGAAACTTTACATTCTTTAGAAATTTCAGTAACTGTTTTCTTTTGAACTATATATCTACGATATAGCCAATCTTTACTTTGATATAACTTTATATAGACCACCACCCAGTATTTTTCCAAGCGTCTGGATTTTTCTTTAGCCATTCTTTATTTAATTCTCTTTGTTTTTCCCAATCAATTTCATGAGTTGGCATATTGCACTTTGGACATATTTCTGAGCCCATATGCTTATAAACATGTTCACATTTCATCGTTTAGTTAATACCTCATTTGAATAATAAGCAATTCCAAAAGCATCTGCTACGTCGAAATCATTTAAGGATAGACTATATTTATTATTAAAATAATCTACCGTTCTTTGTTTACGCATGTTGCGTAACTGGTTTTTATACCAAGAATCTGCATATCCAGGATTCTTTAATCTTATTGCAGACTTTTCATCTTTCGTTGGATTTTTGTTGCCAATGAATGCCTGCCACGAGGATGGACTAATAGTAATAACCTCAGCGCCAGTAGACATAAGCTCAGCAATAACAACTCCATAGACATATGATAATTTTATCACAGCATCTGCTGATCTGACAAGGACTGCACCTTCTACTGCAATATAATCTGACTTTAGTTCTTCTAACATTAAATTAGTTTTTATTTTAGCATCATATATTTTTTCATATATAGTTGCGCCCTTAAATTCAATTTTACCCCACTTTAATGGTTTATTATTTTCCATAAGGCAAAATGCAACGGAGTTAGTGGAGGCATCTATTCCTAAAACTTTATTAGCTTTTATTTTAACTAAGTTAGCTAATGTCACCTAATATGCTCCATATAATTTTTTTACTTTGATAATCAATATTTTTTTCACAAGTAGAACAAATGTTGGATTGATTATATCTACTTAATTTAGTTTTACAATTTTTACAAATTCTGTGTGCTCCACTTTTAATAGCCTTTTTTTCATAATATTTTTCCATTATTCTACGATTTGTAGCAATTCGACAGCATTCGTCTGAGCAGTACTTTTGATTATGAGTTTTAGGATTAAAGTTTTTAGCGCATTCTGAATTAAAACATATCATAAGTCTGGTGCCTCATATGCTGCTATCTGTACTGTTCCAGTTTCTGCTGACCAGCATTCTTTTTTAATAGGACATCCTTTACAGGAATATGAAGTTTTGGTGAATGGTCTCATTGGCAATCCCCCATCCTTAAAATTATCATATACTTCGCATAACCAAATAAAAAGATCGTCAATAATTTTTTTATTTTTTTCTGTTAATTGTATTGGGATAAGTAATATCTCTTGTGTATTTTTATTTTCATATAGAAAAAATGCTTCTTTTGCATTACGTAATTTCATATATGTTAAAAGCTGAAGCATATGATTTGATGAAGGAGACATTTCAGCTTGTCTAGTATCCCAAACTTCTTGCTTAGCTGTCTTTATTTCTCCAATAACTTCTTCATCATCCCAATTAATTACAAGATCAATAAATCCACGAATTGGCGGATATTCATTTGTTATCTCTACTTCAGTTTTAACTTCTTTCATAGAATTTGTTTTAAACAAATCTGATGATTGATTTTGTATTAGTTTTTGTAATCTTTCATGAGCTTGAGTTCCATGAGACATATTTGCAATTGCTTTAGCATCGTTATTATCTATAAATGTTGCACCAGAAAATGCCATATACCAATATCTTGGACAATTTCCATTGCCGTATCCAAAACTACTTGGGCTAAATGATTTTTTAGTCATTAAACCATCTGGCCTTTTTGTTGCTAGGTATGCATCATCTAATAATTTAGAAAATTCTTCAATGTTAAATTTACCATTGTATTTTTTAAATTTTAAATTATTTACTATTTCTCTAGCCATTATATCTAACAACATACTTGAGGGCATCTACAAGTTTGTCTATGGACTCCTTTACTGAATAGTAAACATTCTTTTTATTATTATTTTCTGTTCCAGCCTTGTCTTTCATAATTGTAGAATATACCGAAGCCATTACTGCAAATTTTGTTGACATTGCCTGCAATTCCATTATTAAATGTGGAGCTTTTGCAGACGGTACGTCTGGATTCATTAGTAATTTTACCACAATTGCTAAAGCTTTATCTAAATGTTCATCTTTCATAAACTCATGAAGATCATTAAATTCTGTGATGTCACTAATTAGTTCAAGAGTATTTTTAGATTCAGTCATTATAAAATTTTACCTATCAGTCCATATCCTATCCATAATCCTACTATACCCATTACCCCAGCAAATACTGGCGGTGCAGGTACTGGAAGTTTAAATAAAGCAAATACTGCTCCTACTCCAGCACCAGTTAATGTGGTTAGAAAAACTTCTTTCATTTTACTATCCTTTTGTCTTTAGGAAATGCTCCCATGTCAGCTTTAACAGTACCGTCTTTTCTTAATCTAACAATTCTGCCATTTTTTATTTGCATTTTGTTAAATCCATCATGTCTTTTATATTTTCCGCTAGACATTTTATATTTTCCTTCCATCAATATATTCTTCTGATTCCACGAAGATCGGAATAACTCTTTTTAATTTATTTGGTTCTTGTCCTTTATAAACTAATTGTCTTCCTACTTCTCCATCTTCAACAACATTTTTAATTTTTTCATTTTGCATTTCTATCCATTTAGCAAGACCATTTGTTCTAACTCCATAAATCCAATCTTTACTTCCTGGGCTTCTAAATATAGAAAATGACCTAATAAATATTTTATTAGGTTGAGATTTTACAGACCTTGCTCCATGCCAAAATGGTCTTCCTGATGGGAATACAGTAATGTCTCCCTTTTTAGGTTTATATACAAAAACTTTTTTATTTTCTTCATCAACAAAATCAATTTCTCCGCCTTCATAATCGTCATTTAAATAAATTGTATATGTAATTATTTGCTTTGGTCCAGGCTCTTCTTCTCTATGATTATGCCAATCTGTATGTACTGCAATTGTATAATCTTCTTCTAAATTTAATTTATGTTGTAATATTTCAAATGTAGATAAGCTCATATTACTAGCATCTTCTCTATCTGGGGCCATGATGTCCCAATCAGTTATTTCATAAGTCCATTTTCCATTATCTTTCCAATCATTTAAATAATCAAAATGAACAGTTTTTATAGCATTTCTTATTAAACTAAAACCCTTAATGTGCTCTTTTTTATTTTTTTTCATATCATATGGGTCTGACCATATACTTCTTAATCCGAATGTATACCAAGGAGTCCATGTATAAATTAAACTATTATCGTTTCTTAATTCTGGCTGTGGGCCGTGATAGTCTCTATATACAGACTCTTCTGGTTTTGTTTTTTCAAGATCCACAATATCTTTTTGAGATTCATATATTTGATTTAATAATAGATTAATATCATTCTCAGATAATATATCTCTATAAACAGTCACTTGAGGCATTATATTTATTTTATTCATTATTTTTCTCCCAACAATCTAAAATTTGTTCTAATAAAGACCATTCTATCACAGCAAGCCTAGTTTTTGAATTATCCTTACCCAATATTATTTTTAGTACTGGGTGCTTATCTCTACTTACTTTGAATGTGTCTGTGCATATCTTGGACCAAATGCTTTGAGATATTGAAATGCTTTTTTCATATTCTTTATAGTCTACCACAAAATTACGCCATTGGGCATCTCCTTTTTGATAGTTTCCACGTCCACTATTTTTTTGTTGTTTAGCACCATCTCGTTTTGCTTCTGATCTTTCAGACATTATCCATTAACCTTTATTTGATTTGCATGGCCATCTGGACAGTTCCAAGACATAATAAATGTATCTGGGTCCCAAAAAGCTTCTTCAGCATTTTTATCACATTTAGAACATGGTTTTATTCCAGATATTTTTTCTAAATCTTTTTTATGTAAAATTTCTGGTTTTGTAAAAAACTCATTAAGACTTGGCATTTATTTCCTCAATTAATTTGTTAGCAACATCTGGATTATCTTTTAAATACTGTACTGCTTTAGCTCGTCCCTGTAATCTTTCTCCATCTACTGTATACCAAGCTCCGCCTTTTTCTACAAGCCCACACATTTCTGCAACATCTAAAGTTTCTCCTACTTTATCAACTCCTAAAGTTTCTCCTTGATAATAGAAGTCGTATTGCCCAGATAAATTTGGTGGGGATACTTTGCTGTAATCAACAATCCAATTAACTGGTCTGCCGACTCTTTGCTCAATAATTTTATCGCCAACTTTAACGCCAGCCTTGATAGCATTAGCCTCAGCCTCGGAAGACCATAACTTAATAACAGTGGTGGAAAAGAATTTGACTGCCATTCCTCCCGTAGGTATATGGCTGGCATGCATAGATCCAAATTGGTTTCTTTGTTGGGAGATAAGAACAAGTAATGTATTTTTGTTTGCATAGTTTAACATTTTGACTGCGTGGGTCATATCCTTTGCTTCAGCGCCTATTTGTTTTGTATCTTGTAAATCTTTTAATTCATTTCCATCTTTTTCAAAATAAATAGCTGGCAATAATGCAGAGATAGAGTCTACAACAATTAAATCAACATCTGCTTCCATTAATTTAGTTGCGACATCTACCATATCATTAACTGTTTTTGCTGGCGAATAAATTAATTTTTCTGAATCTACACCAAGTTGTTCTGCCCATGCTGGATCGTAAGATGCTTCAGCATCTATCCATGCACATACTTTTCCTTCTTTTTGTGCCATGCCTATCATTTGTAAACAAAAAGAAGATTTTCCAGCAGACTTATTGCCCCATACTAAAACTTGACGACCATATGGAAGTCCTCCACGCAACGCCATATTTAATCCAATACTTGGAGTAACTTGTTTTTTTACCTGAACACTTTGAGCTGACTGAACTCTATCTCTAGTTTTTGGATCTAGTTTAGATAATATTTCATTTATTTCAATTGTCATTTAAACTACTTTCTATAATATGGGCTATTGTAATCTATATATCCTACTTCTAAATTTCCTCTTGTACATTGAAATCCTATAGAATTTGTTGGTCTGTATCCGTCGTCTTCGTACATTAATTCAAAACCAAATTCATTTAAATCTTTATCGTAAGTAACGCACATAGCACTTCCATTTTTAGTAATAAAATCATTTGGCCAAGATTGTTCATTTAGTAATTCTTTAAAAATATCTGCTGGTACCGATACTTTGCCTTGATGTTTTAATATTGCTACAAAAGCTGTTGTTGCTCGTAAATTATTAAATATTGTTTCAAGGTCTTTTTGATTCATCATACGATTATACCATTAAAATAAATTTCCGTGAAGTCTTGGTCTACTTTTATTTATATTAATTTTTTTATCCATAACTTCATCTAAGCTATGAACAATATCATTTTCATTTCTCATAGCAGCATATATATCTAATAAACGAATAATTATATCGGCCATTTCTTCAACAATATGCTCACTACCTTTTGATTTTCTTATTGCTTCTAAGACTTCAGTTACTTCAGAATGTACCAATGCCAACTTGTTTCCAATTTTGTCATAGTTATATTCACCGTCCCAAAATCCTTTTTCTATAGCTGTTTCATGAAGAATTGCAGATAAGGCATCTAAACCATAATCAGTTATTAAATTATTCATTTGTATTTGATTCAACATTCTTATCAATATTTTGTTGTTCAATTTTATCCTTTAGTTCAAAAACAAACGAGGCTATATCCTCGTTATATTCAACACTTAAATTTTTATCTTCATTAGAGGCATTTAAAAATACATCTAGCGGAACAGATATCTTTTTTTGTGAATCTAAAATTGCTACTAAAATATTAGTAGCATTCATTGCTTGATATATCTCTGCAGGAGTTTTGCTCATTTTACTTCCTTTATCATTAAGGTTCCATCATCTAATTTAGACAGAACAGGTTTACATTTCATTCCCTCACGCATTTTTGCTAATACTTGTGGATACATAGATGGGAATGCAATAGCTCTTGTTAATTCTTTATTTTTATTTGTCATAACAATATGTGCCATCGTTTTTCCAGCTTTTGTTTTATATGGATTAAAATTAATTACCATCATTTCATTATCTTCCATATCGTATTCTTTTCTATACAAATAATCTACAAATAAGTCTGAGCCGTTTGGATCGATATCGTTTATTTTAATATACCTAGCAATACGATTATCTCCTACAAGAATAAAGTACATCTGTCCAGTTTCAATTTGAGTTTGTTCATGATGGAATAAACCAATTGATCCTGTTTCATCTACTAATTCTACTCTGGCCCAACCAGTACCACGTTTAATACTTTTTACCATCCCAAACATTGGAAAGGATCCAAGATCATCAAAATCTTCTATTGGCCTTGCCTGTGCTTTAATTCGTGGAGGCAAATCTGTATTAAAAGTCGGTATTCCTAAATATTCGTAATAATTTTCTTTTTCTTTGTTATTACGCTGATTATCCGTAAAAGCAGCCCCACCAATGTTATTAAGAGCAGTAATAGCCCTGCTGTTAATACCGCTGCCTTTGGCAGAGGCTTTTTTAATGAAATCTGCATACGATTCATACGGTCTCTTTTCTATAATTTTATTTGCAATACTATCAGATATAAATTTAATTTCAGCTAATCCAAATTGAATTGCATCATTTTTTAAAGAAAAATAAACTTCTGATTCATTGATGTGTGGCAATAATATTTTTAAGTTTAATCTTTTTGCTTCAATTAAATATTCTGTCCTAGCATCTTTATCATTTTCATTTTTAAGTACTGAAAACATGAACTCAAGAGGGTAATACTTTTTAAGCCAAGCAGTATAATAAGAAAGCATAGAATAAGCAACGGCATGACTACGGTTAAAAGAATAACCTGCGTGAGCTTCGAAATCATGCCATAGGGATTCGGCTTTTTTCTTAGAAATGTGTTTTGAAGCCCCATCAATAAATTTATCCTTGAACTGGTCGAATTCTTTTGCATCCTTTTTCTTTCCTATGATCTTACGAACTTTATCAGCCTCAGACCAAGTCATCCCTCCTAAATAAACGCAAGCTTGCATAACTTGCTCTTGATATATGATAACACCATATGTATTTTCAGTAAAAGGTTTCATAATTTCATGAACGTATTCTACATCTTCAAATCCATGTTTTCTATTAATATATGAAGCACCTACCGTGTTCATGGCACCTGGACGCACTAAAGCATTTGAAGCAGCAAGATCTTCAAATTTATCTACACCCATTTTAATTAATAAATTTGTATACGGAGTAGCTTCAGCTTGGAATACACCTTTTGTATATCCATCACTTAATACTCTATATACCTCTGCATCATCTAAAGATAAATCAGAAAGAATAATATCTTTATTGTATCTTTCTTTAATTGATTTTAATGTATCTGAGATAACTGATAATGTTTTTAAGCCTAATGCATCTAATTTAATTAAACCAATATCTGCTACGGTGTCCATATCATAAGCTACTACTGGTATTCTGCCAGAAACTTTATCTTGTGCGTCTTCTCTAGATTCAATTGGTGCATATTTTCTTAAATCATCTTTAGCAACAACAACTCCTGCAGCATGTACTCCAACTGATCTAATTTTTCCACGTAATCTTTCAGCAAGCCATACCACTTCTGGATATTTAGATCTAAATTCTTTTGTGTTAGGAGATTCCATAAAATCTTCAAATGTATCAATTGACTTCATTGCACGATTTACGTCTTGTAGTGGAACCATAAATACACGAGCAGCATCTCTAATAACGCCTTTATCTTTAAAATATGTGTATGTTGAAATAGATGCTACATGCTTAAATTTCTTTTTAAGATAATCTTTAACCTCTTTGCGACGACGATCCTCAAAGTCTGTATCTATATCTGGGAAGTCATTACGCTCAGGATTAATAAATCGGAAAAACAATAAGTCATATTCAATTGGGTCTACATCTGTAATTCCTAGGGCATAACATACTAATGAACCAGCAGCAGAGCCACGACCAGGACCAACCATAATATTATTTTCTTTAGCCCAATTAATCATGTCTGCTACTACTAGGAAATATGAGGCAAAACTTTTATCTTTAATAATTTCTAATTCTTCTATCAATCTTTGCTCATATATGTCATTTCCTAGCCATGATGAGGTCAGATGTAGGCTTTCTAAGCCTTTAAAGGCCATCTCAGCCAGTTTCTGATCTGCATCCGTCTTGGGTACTGGGAGGAGGTCTAGACCACTATTAAAATCGTATTCTTCAATTTTATTAGCAATTTCTATTGTATTATCAAAAATATCTGATCGATTTATCCCAACTTTATTAAAATCTTCTTCTATTTCTTTTCTAGACTGAATCCAGAGATTTTGTTCTTGAAATGATATTTTCCTATTTGGGTATAAATAATTAAACCTATCCATCATATTACTTATATTTCTAGACATCTCAAAATCTGATTCTTTATCTGATTTTGGAGATGTAGATAGAATTAACATAGCTTCAACTAAAACCTTGTCTTCTTTTTTAGCAAAATGAGAATCTGATGTTGCAACTGGTTTGATGTCTAGTTCTTTTGCAAACTCTAATAATTTATTATTTATTTCTTGTGGGTTGTGAGATTGAACCTCAATGTAAAAATCTTCGCCAAAAGTTTGTTTAAAATCTTTGAGTATAAGTTTTGCTTCTGAGAACTCCTGCCGTTCAATGCATTTACTAATAAGACCATTAAGACATCCACTAAGTACAATAATACCTTCCGCATATTCTTTTAATACCTCTCTATCAATACGTGGTTTATGATAAAATCCTTCGTTCCAAGCAATTTCTTGTAAAATATTTATATTTTCTAAACCTTTCATATTTTTGGCTAAAAGGATAATATGGTTATATGCCTGAATACTTTTATCTGTTTTAGATGATCTATCAAACCTATCTGTTGGTGATATGTATGCCTCTACACCTAATATTGGCTTAATTCCAATTTCTTTACATGCTAATTGCATTTCTCTATGAGAAGATAATGTTCCATGATCTGTAATAGCAATTGCTGTATGTCCATTATTTTTTGCAGCTTCTGCTAGAGCTTTGGGTGAATTTAATCCATCCATTAAGCTGTAATAGCTATGGACATGTAGGTGAGCAAAATTTGTCATAAAAGCATTCTACTAAATAATATAGGGGCTGACAATAGCCAGCCCCTATTTATTTAATTTACCACTCTACGCTACCTGTTGCGTTTGATGGCTCTTCTCCGCCTTCACCATTAAAGAAGGCTTCTTGCTCTGTATAGGGTAGGTCACGAACTGCAACCTTTTCCAATTCGTACAGTTCCAATCCAGATGAATCAAATGGTGTTTCATCTTTAGCAAGAGGGATTGCTGTATAACTGGTATCTGTTTTTGTGCCTGTACGCTTAATGCGCCACATTAAATTTGAAATGCTACCCATTTCGCCAGCATATTCAATTAATGTAGGAGTAATAGTCTTTCCACTACTACCCTGAGACAAGATGGCAACATATGGCTCTTCTTTGCCATCATCTACAAGGACATTGATATAAAGACGGGAACGGCCTTTCCATCCTGCCTTGTAATCCTTACGATGCTGCTCACATCCCCAACATTTTCCTTGGTCATCAATTGTACATAAAGCTTTACGCTTATAGTCTTTAGGATTTGTATGCTCAACAGCAATAAAACCTAAACTATTTTTTTCATTATAATGTGGAGAGTCAGGATCTAATTCCTGTAAAAATCTAATTTTAACACTTTCTGAGTCATCTAATTTAACCCAACGAGCTTTACTGCCGTCTCCGCTAGATGATTGCGGTTTATCCATTACTTTATTTAAATCTTTTAGTCCTTTTACAAGACCCATTTTGCTTCCTCTTTCTGTAGTTGATAGTATAGATCTATCTGTCTTTTTATTATATCATAAATTCCAAGATTTGTATTCAATATCAGAAACTGCATTTTTAATACATATTTTTATTTCTTCTTCTGACATATCTCCTGCATCTTTTGCATCATGTGGATATATCTTACCATAAGAATAAGAAGCCCACAAGATGTCTTTATTCTTTAATTTATTAGATATTGATATTCCTAATTCTCTGCCAGCTTGATCTGCGTCTGTCATGATAATAATTTTGTTAAAATATCTATTTAATAAATTAATATTATCTGTAGATATGTGTCCACCTAGTGTGGCTACCACATTTGGAAATCCAGATTGATGTATTCTAATAGCATCAAAACTTGATTCTACAATTATTACATGGTCACCTATTTTTTTAGCACGATGTATGTTAAATAATGTTTTGTTCTTTGGCAAGTTTGTGCTATTCTTAAATTTCTTTTCTGATATTGATCTGCCAACTAGTCCTACTGGAATTCCGTCTGGGCTATGCACTGGGACAATAGCCATGCCTTGAGATTCAGAATATCCTAATTTAAAATATGTTATAGATTCTTGATTTATTCCACGAGACTCAAAGTAATCTCTAGCTAATTTATTAAATGTTAATTCCATATATAATTCATCTAATTTTTTTTGATCAAATTCAATAAACTCAGGCTTATCTTCTAATACTGAATTTAAGGTTTCATCAAAATTATCTAAAGCCTGTGCTTCCTTTGCTGCAACCAGCCTTATAGATTCAAAATCATTTTTACCAGTAATTTTTTTAACTAGCTGAATTATGTTACCAGTTTCACCGCATGAAGGGTTAAAACAGAGCCATGCTCCATTATCTTCGCTAATATAAAAACTTGGACTATGAGTATTATTATGAAATGGACAATATATAACTAAATTATTATTAGATTCACTAATAATTCTTAATCCTATTTCTTTAACTACTGATTTTATATGGTTTGGCGCATATTGCGTGGAATTAACTTGCCTTGTGTTATTCCCTCTGATTCCCATGCCTTCCGCCTTCCTGTATGTATTCCATAAATAGTCATTAAGAACTTCCATGTCTCACCAGTAAATTCTACTGAAAATGCGGTGTCTATGTCAAGTACTCTAGAATATCCTTTGTCTCTCATTTGATGAACTAACATATTTTCATATTGATTTTTGAGTCTAATAATATCTGAATCGTCTCTAAACTCTACATCAATTTGAAATCTTTTAATTTGGCTGTGGTGGTACATAATCGTATAACTCTTTAATAATACCTCTATTGATATCCCAATCTAAATGGAAGTCAAAATCATGACCATGTCTATTTTTCCTAGAAACAACTTCAATAAGATTTGTTTGAGGATATCTATGAATAGCCATAGCCATATCAGCATCATATTCAATAGCTTTAGACCATGCAACCTGAGACATCATTGGTGGATTTTCTTGATCTGAGATATCGTCTGCTGTAGCAGCAGTAATATCAATAACTGGTATGTTGTTTGTTACAGCAAGTAATTTAAACTCACGAGATATATTTCTATTTCTTTCTACTTCAGAATTACTTCTTTTATTATCATTAAATAATTGGTGATAATCTAAAATAACAAGGTCTGGTTTGTGCTGATCTATTTTACCTTGTACTGTTGCTGGAGTTACATCTCCTGCGCCTTCATTTGAAACAAGAATAAATCCATTTTTATTTTCAAACTTTTTATTACCCCATGATCTAAAATCATCTATATTAATGTCACCTTTTGATAAATCTGATGCCTTAAACAAACCTGAGCCAAGCATTGTATAAATACGATCACGCATATTTTCTGGCGACATTTCTAGAGAAATAATCATTGGTTTAAATCCTTGCTCCCAAGCTTTACATGCAAGATATGAAGTAAACCATGTTTTACCTTTTCCTGGCCAACCAATTGCAACAATTAAATGTCCTGGAGCCATTCCTGTAGGATATGCTTTATCAATTGCTTCAAATCCAGTTTTTATTCCTGGACTTCCGCCCATTGCGGAAGATCTATCTTTTACAGACATAAAATGTCTTTCTGCTGCTTCTAGGTCTGTAACATCTAAGTCTCTTACATTATTAGTAAACCTAGCAAGTCCAGCAAGTTTACTTTGCATATCTGCTAATACTCTAGAGGCTGCATCTTCTTTTAATGCAGATCCACCTTGAAGAATAATACTTTTTAATCGTGCAGATAAATATTCATTTTTTAATTTGTCTAGGTAATATCCAGTTTCTGCCTTTACGTTTAAGTCTGGTTCGAAATCTTTAAATTTTTCTTGAAGCACACCAGTTTCAGGAACTGCTTTAAATTTATAATAATATGATTTAAGACCTTCCCAAATATCCCTATGAGATGTAAATAAGTCATCAACATTATCTGCTAATAGGGTGCTTATATCTTTATTTTTACATACAGCAGATATTAATGTAGCTTCTGTATTCACTCTTCTCCCTCTACTAATTTCTTAGTTGCTTCTTGTAATATTTTACGATTTCTTTTATCTTTTTCAATTTCTTTTTGCATTATATCAATTTTATCAAAATTAAAAAAGAAAAACTGAAGCGGATGTCCATGTTTACCAGTTGTAAAATAATATTGCAATAATTCTTTAGCACGTTCATACCCTATACTATCAACAACATCTTGCATGGCCCATTTTTCTCTATACTTATTTAAAGAAGGAAGTTTACCATATTTTTCTTTATACATATTTTGATACATTGTTAAAAGAATATATGCCTCTTTATTATTTGCCACGTTTTAACTCTTCTTCTACTTCTTGTGTTTTTTGAATTAGTTTATCTTCTACAAATTTATAAACACGTTCTGTTGCTGTATCGACATTTTCTCCAGAACGTACTTCATCCTCTACGCCAATACCTATTTTTATACTTTCATAGTTTCCAAGATTTCGAGTAAATGATAGATCAACTTTTACTGTGGTCATTTATGCTCTGCCTTTATATGTCTATTTAATGTGTCATGTCCAAATATTCCCCAGCGCAATTCAATTTCTTTATTACACATATCACATTTAACTATTCTATTTGACATTACTCCGCCTTCCATACAGGTACAAATGAACCGTCAACGGTCTTAGTATACAATATCATGTTCTGTTTGAGAAGAGCCTGCAATTGTGTTTTTGATGGAAGGTCTTTAGTATATCCAGCTTCTAATATATATTCATGTAATTTAAGTATATCTGATTCACTAAACATAAATTTATACCATTTACTATCTGGATTACTTATTGGATACACCTTCTGTGGCTCTTTAATTTTACCTTGAAGTATATATTCTTCAATAGTAACTTTATGTCTTCCTATTATTAATCCCACCTGTTTTATAGTATATGCGTTTTCCATATTTTTTTTAACATCTACATATGAATACAGCACTCTTTTTTTATCTGTATAGCACCAAGCAATTAACTCGTCTCTTGCTTTTGATAATCTAATTACTTTATGTAATTTATTATTCAAGAAGAAATAGAGAAATTTTTTGCGTATTCCCGATCTTGTTTTTCTAACCATCTTCCAAATCTATTCGTTTCTTTGTTGATCATCCACCTTTTGCCACATAAAATACAGAATAGCTCTACATGAAGTTTTTGAGAAAATACTCTATCTACAAATACTCTGCCAGAACATTTAGCACACCACATTTTATACTTTGAACACCTTTCCATCTACCACGCAAGAATAGTCTGGTGATATTTCAATAATTTGAACATGTGGCCATTTACCATTTTCAATATGTGCAATAGCAAATCCCTTTTGCCAATCATGGTGCTGAGAATACTTCATGCCAGAACTCTTTTCATCACACATATGTCCAATTTCGTACCCACGAATAGTTTCACCTTTGCCTTTATTCCTTAATTCATATGTTTGAAAGTGTGAAGCAATTCTATGTGAATGTCCACGAATTAATGAAACCTGAAGATCATTCATATCTTTACGCACTGCACCAGTGTCTGCTACAGATAATCCGTGATGAACATGGATATCTCCATAACGCTTTTTAGGTAATTCATTATAATAAATATAATCATAACCTAATGAATCTAAATTCCATAAAGATTCTGGTGTTACTGTTTTAATATAATCAGGAAGTTTTGCGTCTATATAATTAAAAATTCTAACATCATGATTTCCTAAAGCAGTAAATAATTCTGCATCCTTGCCAGCTACTTTTCTATTTTGAGCAAAAAAATCACGAGCACCTTTTGCTTCATGTTGCATTAATGGAATAATGGCTGCGCCATTTTCATCTTTATACATCTTAAGAAACTCTGCTGATCTGCCTTCTGTATATTTACTATAACAGGCTTGGTCGTCTGTATCTCCTAAAATATCTACAACATCTGGCTTGAACCATTTCATTACCTCAAACCAAAGCTTAATGGCTTTATCATCTTGATACGGGAACTGTTGATCTGATGACAACATCCATTTTAGATCATTAGACATCTATTATCCTTAAATTAAAAAAGTCACGGTTTCGTGACTTTGTGCAATATGCTATATTTTAACATATTGTTATATCCTGTCAAGCATTATATTGTTTTAAGTTGGGCTGCCATCCAATTAATTTTTATATCTCCAGTTGCTTTAGCATTGCTAGTAGCAACATAAATAGTTCCGCCTGTACCTGTAGAATTTTTAACTGCTGACACTGAGACTATTCCTAATGCTGCTGTTAATGCTTGTCCTACAGACGCTACAAATCCAGTATCTGTTCCAGCAACAAATGATGATGTAAATGTTACTGTTTGATTTACTGGGGTGGTGCCTTTCAATGTTATTGTTACAAAACCTTGATCAACAATTGCAACTCTATTTTGACCACTAGAATCTCTTGTAGCATTTAATAAAGACTTAGATGTTGTAAATACATCTGTTAGATTAGATTGTAATTGATTTAAATCATTTGGGTCAAATGGAGCACCCTCATTAAATGTTACTGCTTTCCATTTTTCGGTCATTATAAATTTTCTCCTAATTCATGCGAATTTGCTTCTGATTCGCTTACCTCTATAACCTTTGATCTATCTATTCCATATTTAATAAATGAATCTGGGTCTACTATATGCCTCTTTTTATTTTGAGATATTAAATACATTTTACCATCTGCTATGTTTTTTATCAAAGTTCCATCTCTAAATCCAAGCTTGCCAGCCAATTTAGTTAAACTTAATGCTTCTTCTGTTGCATTTACGGTATTAAATGCCCATGACTCCGCTGCTCTTTTAGATATAAGCCTATATCGTTTATTATCTTTTATCCAATAAACATCTTTAGATGTTTTAACAGCAATTCCAGATGGAAAATTAGTTGGTGAGGTTACTAAGATGCTCTGAGTATTCTTCTTTAGCCTGTAATTTAGCATTTTTTTCTTCCATAAGTTGAGTAATCTCTGCCCGTAAAATTGCAATTTGAGTTTCATAATTAGATACCATTTCTCCAATACGCTGTTGTAGGGCTGTTATTACTAAATTTGCCTTATTCTCCTGACTCATTATTTACTTTCTCTAGTTCTGCTTGTAGCGCTTCTTTCTTTAAAAAAGCATTTTCTAATTGTATATTTAATGCATCTACTACTTCTTGATTAATTGGTGTGATAGCAGACTCTTGAATTATTAACATATTTATATTATAAATATTATTTACTACACTTTTTAAATGTTCATTTATAATAGCATTTTTTTCTGGTACTGATAGCTCCATTAAATAACATCCTTTGTTTCAGTTATTGCTCCCCATTTACCCAAAGGACAACTAGCGTGTGGCAATTTAGCTTTTTCTGTCATAAAACATCCACATTTTTTACAAGTTTTTGATGCTTTAATTAATGATGGACAATTTAAACAATGATTTTCATATCTATATTTAAATGTTTCTTCATCTACTCTTCCAATTTTTGGATTTAATAAGTCCCAAGGGCGAACTTTGTCACCAGCATTTTTTTCTTTCCAAATTTGAAAAGGTGTTTTTTCTGACATATTATTCCTCTATTGGTTTAGGGCTAAAGGTATCAGTTTCTGCATCGTACAGTGCTCCTACTGAAACTATACCGCCTTCATCTGTATATAAATTTCCAGTTACATTTTTTATAATTGGATTACTTGTAAATATTGCACCTAATCTTTCATCTGTGTGTAAAATATCTACAACTTCTCCATCAATAACAAATGCTATTTTTACTGGTGGTAGTTCTGGTCTTTGACCAGGCTCTAGTATTTCTTCTGCCATTTTTCTCCTTTTTATATATTATACATAATATATTTATTTTTGTCTACAGCAATTATGCTGAGAAATTGTCTAATTGATTACCTATTTTTTCAACTGCTGGAAGGCTAACTAGTCCTACAGATGTTCCTTTAGTGCCAGTATTTGTGGCAGATGTAGTATCAAAATATGTGCCTACATATCCTAAAGCATTTATTGTATTTCCAGTAGTAACTGCAGCTACCTTTGTAATTGTTGGATACAATAGTTCGCTGTATTCAGATCCTGCTTGTGCAGCATAAGAACTAACAACGATTGAATTTTGTAATGTTAATGTTCCAGAAGAATATGAATATATACTTAAATTTGAATTATATGTATATGCATCAGATTGTACTTCTTCTACCTCTTTCCAAGATTTATAAATTACTGCTCCTAAATATTGTCTAGTTTTATAATTATTATATGTTAATGTTGTACTTGTTTTAGTTTTCCATCTTGTTTGAGTTTCAGCAATTCTTGTTTTATATAAACTTGTAGTTGTTGCTGTACATGCTCCGCATCTTTGTCCTGGTCCAGATCCTTCTCCTGGACAATTTGATTGTCCAGTTATATAATTTGAACATAAATAACTTGAACTTGAACTAGATAAAGTATATGTAGAAGTATATGTAGTGGTAGTAGAAGTTGAACATGATGTACATCTTTGTCCTGGTCCAGATCCTGTTGCTGGTAATGGCGATGGACAAGAACCAGAACCAGAGACTTGTACGTTACATGAATAAGTTGTTGATGAAGTGCTAACTGTATACGAATATGTTGTAGTTGTAGATGGACATCTAACAAATCCTACGGCACATGCTGTATATCCAGCAGGTGCTCTAACGCATCCAGATGGGTCATTAGCGCCTGGAGTTTTACATGAACCATATGTTGTAGTTGTAGATGATGTACAACCACTACAGTTTTGTCCAGCACCAGTTGGATCTGGTCTATACGTTGGGCAAGTAGCTGATCCAGTAATAGTAGATCCATTACATGGATATGTAGTGCTTCCAGTGCTTGATCTTACAAAATAAGAATATGTAGAAGAACTTGTAGAAGTTTCATTACAAGTGCTACATCTTTGACCGCTACCAGTTGGATCTGGTCTATATGAAATTCCTTCACAACAACCTTGTCCGTTACATGATGCTGGTGAATTACATGGATAAGTTGTAGTTAAATAAGAATCTCTATAGCTATAGGCATATGAAGTTGAAACATTGCAATAACTACATTGATCACCTATTGCTGATCCGCCATAATTAGAATCATTGCAAGGACCACTATTATTATAATATGATGGACATATTGCTACTACTTCACTATAACTTTCACATGCACAAAGTTGATTTGGTCCTGTTGGATCTGGCCTTATTAATAATCCGCTACAATCTGGCTGATTCAATGCCCAATCAGATGTACATACATATTCATAAGATTCTGTACAGGATCCTGAACAAACTGTATTTTCTCCGCCAGGCATTGCAGAGCTCCAATTTTCATATTCTGGACACGGATCTCCTGCATTTAATACTCTTACATCATTAGTACATGAATAATTATATAAGCTAGATGTTGTTGTACATGCTGTACATCTTTTGCCTACATCAGAAATTGTATATGCAGATCCTTCAATATTAGCTGAAACATATGAAACGGCATTACATTCTTCTTCTGTTCCAGTTTTATTACTAGTACAATTGTATGCAAGTCCTGGTTCAATTTCATAAGAGTACTCTGGTACTACTGCCCACCAAGAATTTGCAGATGCAACCCATACAGCAAGTCCTAGTCCACCACCTGATGTATCTATTGATGTATTTTGATTAGAAGAATTTAAATCAACACTTTGTAGGGGATAACCACTTCCATTACTATTGTTTATTGCTTTTCCACCACTTACACTCCATGAACTTGTATTTCTAGCATAGGAGCTATAAATAAATCCTCCGCTTGCAATACCTAATCCGCTTGTAGTTGTTCTATTGTTAAAGTTATCTTCTATACCTTGCATGGTAGCAGTCAGTGGATCACTGTAATAATAATATTTAGTTATACCATCTGTTCCAGTAACTTCATCTCTTGAATAAAAAATGTTTGGTGGTGGAGTAGCATCTGTTTGGTCTATTGTATATGAAGATGTTGATTTAGTATTTCCATAAATTACCTCTTCGCTATATCCATCTCCTGGCAAAGTTTCATCTGTGGTATAAAATATTTTATTTACAATTGAATCATAATTGCTATATGTTCCTGGTGATTTGGTAATGCTTGTTCCAACTCTACCCGTTCCTGATAATGTAGGTCTAGTTAATTGTGTTGGTGAGTCAACTGTTCCAAATGTTTTTGTCCACTCAGTTGGAGATATTTTTACATATATATTTTTTACTTTTTTCCAGGTACTTTGTGTTACTTTAACATATATATATTTTACAGCTTTCCATGTACTTGGAGTAACCTTTAAATATGTTTTTGCTGTCATTAATTACCAACTTATCCAAAGGTCTCCGACAAAGCCTGTGCTTGCTGATGGTGGGTTATTGGTTCCGCTACGAACTCCATAATAAACTCCAAGTCCACGTTTTAATTTATTATCATCATATGGATCTGCAATAATTACTCTATATCTTGCAGCCTTTCCATAATTATATGTTGGGCCATTTGTACCAGTACTTGGATATCCACCACTAATATATTGTGTTATAGCAGTATTAGGTGCTCCGCTATTATTATATTCAAGGCTTCCTAAAGCTGTTAATCCATTTCCAACCCCAGGTATATTTTGAATTTCAACTCCGTCTGGAGTTAACTCTATTCTGGACAATGGAGTGTACGTAGATCCAGAACTTCCAGTATCTCCAGATTCTGTATCTATTTCAGTTGATGAAAATTCTAGTGGAACTACACCAGAGTATAAAGTAATTACATTACTACTAGATAATGATTCTATTCTTGTATTAGCATCTCCTACAGTAAACTTTTCAGAATTCCATTTATTATATGATTCTTCTACAACAAAAGATGATCCTGTTATCGTAGACGCAGTAATATTTCCAGACATGCTAAGGTGTGAGCTATCATTTCCAGGGCTTGCTGTTAATGTAAATTTTCCAGTAGGAGATCCACCATTATAATGTGATATTGATGAAGGGGTTAATCTAAAATGATATCCAGAACTACTTCCTAAAAATATATTTGGATCGCTTCCGCTATTAATTTTTAATGTTCCTGTTGAGTTTTGTAAATATGAACTTCCTAAATTCCAACCACCAATTTCTCCATAGGTTGATGTTAAGTATCCACTTTTTGAAACACTAAATGGAGCACTTGCAAAATCAGCATGTCCTAGCCAAATTCCTGTTGCTGGTACCGCTTTAAATATGTCATTGCTAGAACCTATTTCTAAACTTCCAGTAAATGTTCCTGATCCTTTTATAGCAAGTGTTCCAGCTGTTCCGCTTGCCAAATATTCTAATAGTTTTGTTGTTCCATCTGTTCCATAAATAATAAATGGAGATGAACTGCCTGATATAACTACTCTTTGTCCGCCTGAAACACCTGCAGTAATTGATGCATCTGCAGTTATTATTCCAGTACTAATTTCGCTTGCTGGTAATTTAGAAACCGTAATAGGGTTTCCATCTGCTGCTACTGGTTGTCCGTTTGCAGTACCACTAGCATTTACTGTGTCTATTTTTACATAATATGGAGTATTATAATCTAATGTTGTACCTAAAGATTTATCAATAATAGTTCCAACACCTATTGAAACTTTATTTGATCCATTTGCAAAATTTAATGTATGCACCCAGTTATCATTGCTTGGAGTAAATCCTGCTGTAGTACCTATAAATACTTTTGCACCAGCAAAACTTCCTTTAGTAAAATCTACTGGATCTCCGTTTTCATCTAATCTTTTTCCATTCCATTCAACAATTACAGAAGCTAATCCAGCGGTTACTATTGGAATATCTGGATCTTCTGGGGAAAGAATTGTTTCTGTTATAGCTGGAACAATTACTGATCTTGGTAAACTTACAGCAGACTTAGCACCGTAACTTGATATAGCATATAACGCAACGGCATATTGTCCTGCAGGTGCGGCTATTGTTTGAGTTCCAGCTGTTTTAAAACTTCCTGCCGCTTTTTCGCCATCAAATGGAGAACCATCAATATAAATATCAACTCTATCTATATTTGTTATTGCTCTTCCTGCTGCGTCATTACCATTCCATGTTATTTTTATTAAACCTGGTTCTGCAGAAACGCTTCCTACTGGAAGATCTGGTGTTCCTGGTAATGTTTCTCCTGGGGTAGTTAATGTTTTTGATGCAGACCAAAGACCAAATGTTCCATCTTTATATTTCCATCTAAATTGAATTGGATAATTTTTATTTAATTCAAGATCTGTAATAGTTACAACAAAATAGTTACCATTTTCGATAGCTACTGATGTATCTTTTAATAGATCCTGATATGTTGTCATATTAGTTCCAGTCTAAATCCAATTTATATTCTATATCTAAAGATCTGCCAGCAACTTTTTTAATTCCATAAAAAGACCCATTACCAGAAACTGCTGCTGTATTGTTGCTTGATAAGGTTATGGTATTATCTTCAATATTTGTAATGGTTGCACCAGTTGCAATTCCAGTTCCTGATACCTTTTGTCCTATAAATAGGTTATTTATAGAGTCAACCTCTATTGTATTTTCTCCAGAAGATCCAGATATTGTTGTAGTATTTATAACTACAGATCTACTGATTAATCCAAAAAATGGATCAAAGGTATCTTCATCATTAATTCTTAATCCGTCAAAACCAACATAGGTAGTGTCAGTTCCAGATGGAGTAATTGTAATACCAATTTTATTTATTAATGATTTATCTGGTGCTGGATTAGTTGCTCCTGCATATATTAATGACATGGAGATATCCTCTGTAATTTGATCTCCAGTTCCAGCAGGTGGTGTAATTTCATATTCAAAATATTCAGTGCTTGAGCTATAAAATTTAATTATTATAGATTCTAGATTATCGTCTATTTTTCTATATGCTAATCTTAAAGTATCGTTTACGCTATATCCAGATAAATCTAAATTTTCTATATTATAGAAATATTCATTTGAGGCTGGTCCATCTGACTGCATAACTATTATATTATTTCCTATTTTAGGATTATTGGTAGAAAAATCTGCTTTGAATAAGTCTTCATCTGTCCAGTCTAAATAGTTAGAAAAATCTGTTAAAAATTTACTATCAAAATTATTAATTGAAGATCTATCAGATGGATACAATCCTATTTCATTTATTTCCCCTTCAACATCTTGAGGAATAGATGCTTTAAATATTACAGAATATGTCGATACATTATCAACTGTTTGAATTTCTGTTGATCCAAATAAAGCAGGTACTCTATAAAATTCAAATCCAAGTCTAGTATCGTTTTCTGTTGCTTCTGTAAGATCTATACCTATTGCAATATCTTTATTTAAACTTTTTGTATTTCCTGCAATTAGATTAGTTAAAAATCTTTTTCCAAATTTTGTAATCATTATTCTCCTTAAATTGGTGTAGAATATGATGAAGAATATTCTATTCCATTTGTTCCTGTAACTACTGCTTGTACTCTAAGCCATCTAAATGATGAAGTTGCATCAACATCTCCATCCCTTGAACTTACTCTATATGTTTTCATAACTCCACTATTTCCTATATTATAAGAACTAGTAGTTGAATATGTTTCTGATCCGCTTTCGAGTGCAGGAGCAGTGGGAGAGCTTGAAGAACTTATAATCCAATCATATCTTACTTCTGAAAATGATCCAAGTCCAGAAACATTGTTCCAACCCCAAGCTATTGATGTTCCATTTCGTTTGAAATAAACTGAAGGTGTTCCTGGTGTAGGCGCTGTAAACGCAACTGATTTATTTGTTGATTGTGGTGTTATTGCTGTAACTATAACACTTGGATTAAATATTCTAGCATCTACACCGTCAATATTTGATGGATTCTTGCTAGAGTTTCTTATTTTTAATATAGCTCTAATTTTTTGTGATTTAGTTGCTGCGTCAAAATATGGCTCATATGTAATACTTTCAATATCTGTTAGCTCTGGTATATCTAGGTATATCTCCTCTAGATCTCCTCCATCAACAGGTCTTTCTCCATCTTCATTTACATAATTTTCTCCGTCTGATTCTCCTGAATATAAACTAGATGCTAGATATTTAGAATAATCAATTGACCCGCCTTTTATGGTTAAATATTCAGTTGGATAGGCAATAATCCTATCTACACTATCTTCTGAAAGGACTATTACTTGGCCTCTATTTAAGTCCTTTAAGTCTTTTCTTTTATTTGAATTTACCATATTTTTTATTATACCATTTTAAAACTATAAAGTTCTACAGGATAACTCCGTCTCCAATCCTTCAGAATATCTATGCTTTACCTCTGTAACAATGAAGCTTTCTGTTCCTGCTAGTCCTTGATAAGTATATTTAATTGAAACAATGTCTCCTACAGAAATTAAAGGGTTTCCAAATATTTTCATATTAACTATTTTACCTCTGTTAATAACATTGTTTTTAATCCAATTTGCTAAAGACTTTACATCTGCCTCATTTTGTAACCAAAATGATTTAAATGTAACTGGTTCTTTTGTAACATAATCATTTAGTTCATCTGTACTATATATTAGTTCTCCAGAGTCTCCTAGATCATTACCCCATAAAACAAATGCCGCTTCAGCCCCGTTTGATAAAGGAATAGTGGTAGATGTATTATTCATAACAAATGCTTGAGATCCAAAGTTAGAAACTTTTTGCCCAAGTATTTTAGCAAAAGGATTTATTCCTGTACTCCATTTTACTGGATATGATGGTCTCTTAGAAAAAGAAACATCTGTTTTTACAATTTCTCTTATTACGGTTCCAAACTCATCAACAGCAGTAGCCCTTTTATTACCTGAAGCAATCTCATCTTCTCCGTAATTTGCCATGTAAGATAAATCTCCGTATGAAGTATTTATTAAATCATTACTAAATTGTCCTTGATATATATTTAATTCTAAAAATCTGTCATCATATTGATAATCTTTTAAAGTATTTGCATATGCATAATCAAATGCAACTTGACCTCTTGAACAGACTAATCCAATTTTTTTACTTGGTGCTAAAATAACAGATTTAACTTGAACAGCATTATTAATTTTATATGTTGTATCTGTGGCTGATATTCTGTAGCCATTTATAAAAGCATCAATAAATACTGTTTGATTATCAATCTTAACTTTAATATCAATATTATATGTTCTTCCTCCATAAATACCCTCTATAGTAGATTCAGTTCTTGTACCTATTTCTTTTAATGGAATTTTATTGCTTCCAACCCATTTTTCTATTCTTACTGATTTTTTATCTAATACAGCTGAAGCTGAAGTAGTTGATTCTAAAATTAAGTAATAGCCACTAGTTCCAGAGCTATTTAAAAAGAATCCTATCCCACCAGACTGTTTGGTATTATCTAAAATATTATCCATTAATATACTAGTTCCAAAAGAAAAGTATCCAGTATTATATGAGTTTCCATTAACAGAAGATACTGTTTTAACTGTAGGTACCTCTATTGAATCAAAATCTCTATAAAATAAAGCAGATTGTTTTTTTGCATATTGAGTTTCGGTTACTGCTAGTTGTAAATAAGATTTGCTGACTTTAAAATCTTGCCTTGTTGGAGAAACCGTTTGTCCTCCATAATTTGTTAAAGTGCTAAATCTTTTTTCCCAACGACCTCTTGGATCAAACACTCCATTTAAAGATGGTATAACAACTGCTTTATAAGAAGTTCCACTTAATAAATTACTTATTGTAATTGGTTGAGATTGTGTATCAAAATTTTGTATTGTCGTTTCATATTGATCAAATTCTCTAATAATAAGAACATTATAATTAGTAGGATCGCTTAAACCTGGATATGTTTCTGCAGTAATAACTGCTCCATTTTCAGATGGATTTATAACTAAATCAAGTATTGCTGTATACGTACTCATTATAATAAAACTCCTGTCCATGCATACTGAGTTGATGGAACACCACTAGAATTATGTGCTGCGGCTGTAGTACCTAAAGCTCCTCTAGTTTTAATTCTATATCTACCATTTGGTTTAATATAAATATCCGACGCTATATTTTCTGATCCAGGTTTTGCAAAATTTGTATATTTATTTAAATCAGCAGCATTTTCAATCCATATGTTAATAAATGTTAAGTCGTTTGAATCTTTTGGAACATATTGATATCCCATTGCATCATACTCAATTATTTCAGAATCTACTAAAAAGTATCCATTAAAATTAAATCCTGATTGAAATTTACTATACTTATCTAATGTTTCAAATTTAATTGCTAGATATTGATTACCAGAAGCGCTTAGAGGTTCCAGAAGTCCTCCTGCTACTAAAAATTTAGTAGGTGATTGCCAAAGAGGTCCAGATGTTCCTAAATATGAAGTAGATGTTGGAGTAGACCAAATTACTTTAACTTGATTTGCAGAGGCTATTTCTTTTTGTGAAAAATCAACTATGTTTGGCAAAATACTAGATTCTGCTTCGTAATAAAAATTCCAATCTTTTGTTGTACGACCATACATGTAATTTCTGCTATAAAATTGTAAAATATCATTTTCATCAACAATAGCATTCATTTGTATATCTCTACATATTTCCTGGATATACTCCCAGACTGTTTTTGATCCATCTGTCCAAAAATAATTAATTAAGGGAACAGAAGAGTCTGTTTCTGATGTAAGATTAAATTTATAATTTGTATATCCTACAGAATCTAAAAGTCTACGTATTACTGCTGTAGCTGGGTAAAATTCACATAGAACATCTGGGCATATCACTTCCATTAAATACTTTGCCGAATCTAATGCATTAACAGAAACCTCTCCATATGCACCGATATTCCATTCATCTACATAAAATTGACCTTGATATATTTTGTCATATTTTTCTAAACCTTCAGTTATTGCTCCGTCAGCATGATATATTTTAAAATAAGGAGTTAATTTTGCATTCTTTACCATATAAGTTAAAGAAGAATTTAAGGCAACAGATCTATTGTAGGAAGCATATTGCAAAGATGTTTGATTGTATTTAATTAAATTTAAAGATATATTATTTGATGTTACCTTGCCAACTGGCAATAAATCTTCTGAGCTTGATGATGCCTCTTTGCTTATATCAAATGACTCAACATCGTCAGATATATCTTTTACCCATCTTGCAGAAATTTCAATAAGACCAATAATTCTATCTGTTCCTGCGCTTGGCGTTGTGATATTAATTGATTTTATAGATACTGGGTTAGCAAATGAATATGGTTCTGATAATTGATTTGCTGACCATGTAGTTCCATTATAGTATAAATTTACTATTCCATTTGCTGGGGTAGATAAAGAACTTGCAATTGTTTCTTGAGTATTATCTGATTTAGTTATTTTAATTGTATATGAAGATGGCAAGCTATGTGTCTTTTCAAATTTAATAACTATTTTATTTGTTAGGGCAAATTTTGTACCAGATGTTAAATAATTAACTGTTACATCTACTCCAGTATTTTGTGGAGTAACCCAATATTTATAATAGGTGCTTGCTCCTGGATAATATATTCTTGGCTGGCTTTCTGGATAGCTGACTGATCTATATGAAGAAAAACTATTTTTAGGAACATCTGTTCCAGATCCGTTGCTAACTTTTTCTAATATAAAATATTTAATTCCTGAATTTTCTGGTCTAAATGGTTTTACTATAGAGTCTACAGGAAATAATTTTTTATATGGATTTGGTCTACTTGCTGGCCATACCTGTTGATCTGCTGCGTTAACAATTTGTGAAGTATATAAAGAGTCTGATATATTATTTGTAACAGATATTCCATCTAACATAGTATTCATATTATATTCAATATAACACCCAGATTTAATAATAACGCTGGCTTTATTATAAAATATATTTTTTAATGCAGTAGAAGAAGTTATCATGTTAAACCTCTACCATTGTTAAGGAAACGTTCCAAAATGGCTGTAGGCCTCTTTTTAGTACGATAAAATTACATTCTCCAAACATTACACTGTATTGTTCGTAATTAACTGATTCCTGATTTGTTCCATCTTTTGCAAAATTTATCCTAATATTAAAAGAAGATTTTCCTTCTGTGCTATTATAGAATGTCCTTAAGTCTTCTGCTCCCCAGGCTCCATCTACAGTTAATGTTCTGTATGATGGCAACATATCCCATGATAAATTAAAAGTTTTTTTATCTGCAACGAAGTATTTTCTTAATGTACCATTTCCCATTCTTGTTTGTTTTTCTATTCTTTCTGGAGTGATATCAAACTGGGATCTATTATGTTCTGTTACTTTATTATATTTTAATGTGCCATCGCCGCCATTAGTGGTTGAATCGTAACCTTGTATTTGAAGAATAGATCCTCTTGGAACAATTAATGCGCTCATACAAATAACCTATTTCTTCCTTCTTTAGTTTCAATCATTCTCATTCTAGCTTCAATTGCTTTTGCAACATCGTCTGGCGATAGGTTGCTTCCATTAAGTGTAACATTAATATTATATAATGAATTAGATGTAGAGGCTAATCCAGCTTGATTCATATTAACTCTTCCACCCATGGACATTCTTGGAATATTGTATTTTGTTGCTAAGCCACCCATTGCCATTTTATTAATTCTATCTAGTGTTGGGGTTCCTATAGATTTAACTGCTGCTGCTCTAATTACATATTCACCATTAGAAAGCATTGCTGGAATAGAATCGGATGTTCCTGTACCTGGACCAGATACATATCCTGCAGAAGAATATCTCTTAACCATTCCGCCTAATGCAAGTGTGGCTACGCCAACATTGCTCTTAGAAGTTGTATTTTTATTTGTATCAAATTCATATATTAATCCGTCAACAGTGCTTACTGCATAGGTTTTACCGCCAAAACTAAATAGCCTATATGACTTACCAACGCCTGCTGCTGATGCTGAATTTCTATCATTAAATGCTTTTCCTGCTGCTGCATTTAATGTTTTAGCATCATAAACCTTAGCTGTACCAGTAGTATTTAATCCACCAGCTGCAGTCTTTCCAGATACAGAATCATATGATTTATCTGATGCTGTTTTTCCTGCATCTAGATTAACTCCTTCATTTTTAATTGCAGCTAAAATATCTTTTAGATATTGATTTGATTTTCCAATTGCATTTACAACAAGGTTATCTGATCCTTTTTGTAGTGCTTTTAATAAAGCAGCGCCTTGTGTTGTATTAGGATCAATATCTGTTCTTCTAGTTTCTCTATCTTCACGAACTAAGTTTCCTGCTGATCCTGTTACACCTAGATCTGCTAAGTACTTCTTTCCGCCTGGAGTTTGCTCTAACTGTCTAATTAAATCATTAAGCCTCTTCATGGCTTCTTTTTCATCTATATTACCTAATGAGAATTCTTTGTATACTCCCTGAATTTGTTGATATGTAGAAGCATATGGAGATTCTTTTGGTTTATTATTTGCAGCAGCATTTGATGCTGCTGTTGATTTTTTATTTAATACATCTATTTGAGCTTGTAATGCATCTATCTTTGCCTGTACTGCTGCATCTATAGCATCTTCGGCTGCCTTTAATTGTTGCTGTCCTACAAGTCTTTGAATATTTATTTGAGCCTGTGCAGCAGATGCCATGTCTCCAGAAGCAAGAGCTATTTGATAATTTAATTGCTCTTGTTGAATTTGTAATTTAACATCTTCAATTTGTTGCTGGTCTCTTAAGGCTTTCTTTCTTGCTTCGCCTTCTTTTTTAATTTGATCAATTTGTTTATTTTTTAAATCAATTTGATCTTGTAAATTTTGTACAGTTATTTTACCTGCAGATTGTTGCTTTTTATTAAATGCATCAATATCTTTTGCAAGTTTGCCAGTCATAATATTGCTTTGAGCTTCTTTACTTGATACATCAAGCAATTTATTATAATAAGCACCTATTGCTTCTGATGCTGCTGCAAAATCTTTTAGTTGTTGATTTGTTAATCCATTTAAATCTCTTTGAACTCCAGCAAGGGATAGTCTCCATTTTGCCAAAGCTGTTCCTATGTCATCAGATGTGCTTAATATTGCAGCAAGCATAGGGTTTGTTTTAGCTATTTCATTTATTTGCTGTTCTGTTAACTTAACATTAGCCTGATTAGATTTTCCTATTGCATCGAATTGTTCTTTTAATGCAGCTGATTTATCTTTAGCATTACCAATATAGTCTCCCATAGATGTAAATATTTGTAGCATTCCTGCTGCTCTATCTTTTGCGTCTTTAAACCTTGACATAGACTTGAGCATAGAATCTATAGCAGTTTTTGCATCTGTTATTCCAGCTAAACCTTGTCCGCCTAATACTACTTGTATAAATCCAGCCTTACCTGATTCTGCAAGCAATGCTGCAATTTTAGCATTTGCTTTTGCAGCTGAGTCTCCTGCTGCAACAAATTGAGCTTTTAATCCTTCAGCAACTTGACTTAATTTATCTGATGGTGTTTGATTAAATAGCTTAACAAGTTCTGGATGTGTAGATTTAACTTTTTCTCTTAAATCTGCAAATTGTTTAATTGTTAATGTTAATCCAGAAATTCCAGCTGAATTCATTTGAGCATGTAATAATTCTGCAGTTGCTCTTGTATCTTCAATATTTTTAATAACCTGCTTTAATTCAGAATCAAAATCTTTAATTGGCTTTACTCCGCCAGAAAATGCCAATCTATTTATTCTTGAAAATTCTTCTACTCTTGATTTTAATTTCATTAATCCAGCGGTTACGCCAATTACTGCCGCACCAGCCATAACATATGGATTTGATATTATTGGACCTAATCTTGAAAAGATTCCTGCAGAGGCCATTCCTTGTTTGTTTACTGCAGATATTTTTTGAGTAAGTGATGTGAATACTGCAGGAGCAAGAATAGAACCAGCAATTGATCCCATTGTGCCACCAAATTGTCCACCTAATGTTGCTCCGCCCATCATGGCGCCCATATATCCTAAGTTTTGTCCAATACCACCAAGCATTGAAGGTTTAACTGGTCCACCGTCTTGATATCCTGGAACAAGTCCTCCAGAATTCATTCTGAGTCTTCCGCCAAATAATTTAGTTGTTAGAGGTAATAGATTTGACCATCTACCTCCACCATATCTTGCAGCTTGTCTTGCTGAATACTCTTCTGATCCTCTATTTATTGAGTATGGTACAGATTGTCCTGTTCTAACCCTTACTCTTTGTCTTGATACATTTGTTACATAAGCTTTCTTTAATGCGTCAGGTCTGAATTCAGAAGTTTTTGGATCAACAATAAATTCATTAATTAAGCCTCTTGTAATTGCTTGATGAGTTGCTCCTTGATTAAATGCTTTTGTGGTTTTAGCTAATTCTTCTTGATAGAATAAATTAAAATCTTTTGTTGAAGAAACACCTCTAGCTTTTGCGCTTGCAACAGCAATTCTTTTTATTAAATCAGATTGATAATCTTTACGGTCAAAGAAAGAAGCAACAGCAGGGATACCTATTGCTTTATAGAATTTTGACACCCTTTGTGCATCAGAATTTGTAAGTGGAATTATGTCTCCACGTAAATGCCTTGGAAGCTTCATATTTTCTGCTATTCTGATTGATCTTTCTGCACTACTTCCATCCCAAGCCATAGCCATTAAATTATTTATATTTCTAGGTATCGCTGCAGTTGTTCCCTGACCAAATCCTTGGAATGTTAAGCTGGTCAATCTCTTTGGATCTTGTCCTGCTGCAACTAATGCCTTTTGAATTGCTGGGTCTTCTAACAATTGATAAGATCTCATTAAGTGTGCTGATTGTAAATCAGATAGTCCGCCATCATTAAAGTTTGGTCCGCCTTTTCCATAACCCTCATTGATCGCAGTCAATAAAGGTAAGTTAGCAGCAGTAGCTTCTTTATTTACAACAAACTCTCCAGGAGTAAGAACTGCTGGGACGCTGTCTGTATTTCCTGTTCCTGGAACTATGCTTCCACGATTCATTCTCTTTGGGTTAGTAGTTTCTATAGAATATCCGCCACCCCAAGTCTTTACACCAGTTGCTCTAGCAATTGCATCAAGCATTCGTTTTACTGGTCTTCCTGATCTAAACAATTCTCTTAAATTAGATTTACCAGATTTATCAACTATAGGTTGATTTAGTAATGGAACTGCTGTTAAGTTTGCAGTTCTACCCATTTGCTGTGCTGTTTGTGTTGTAGTCTGTATCATTGCTTGTTCTAATTGTGCATTGATACGAATAATTTCTGCTTGTGCTTGATCTACACGCATTTTACCAGCCATTGTTTGTCTTACAATTGCTTGAGATTCAAGTACTGCATTATCTATTACTCTAGTCATTGCTGGTAATATTGTAGAATAGCTTGTCAAAAACTCTTGACTTACTGTTCCTGTTGTTGAAATTTCTTTCTTTAATGTTGCAACTTCTTGCTTAGTTTGCATAGAAAGAGCTGCCATTAATGAGTGCCACTTAGCTGCTTCTCCAGCAACAATACCTGTTGATACTCCACCTTGTGTTGTCAATCCAGGAATATCTGGCATATTTTGATATGTAAAGATTTGTGGTGCCTGTCCTATTTTTTGATTAACAAGTATTGGATTAGGAGTAACAGAGTGAATTGTTTGTGCGTCTCTTTGAGACTTTGTCATTCTTCCTCTTGGCCTAGAATGAGCAGCAGCTCTTTCATCTATTTTACCAATAAGAGGATGCGCTGGATTTGCAATTCTTTCTTGTTTACTTAATACTAATGGTGTTCCGCCTACTGTTGATACTCCTGGATTTGTTGCTATAATTGCATTATTTGCATCCGCTGCAAGTTTTGTATATGAAGCAGATAGTCTAGTTATTGCTTGATTTAATATATCTGCAGCTTTTGCATCGCTATAGAATGTTGTTTCTGCAAGTGCACCTGCTTTATTAGCAGCTAATATTTCTGGTGTGAGTAATCTCCATCCTTCTCCACCTTTAAATAGTGCTCTAAAATGTGATACACCTTTTATGATATAGCCAAAGAAGTTTCCAAGTACACCAGTTAACATAATAAGTGGACCAGCTACAGCCGTTAGTCCGCCAAATAAACTTAATATAGATTTAATTGGTCCTGGTAGTTTATTAACAAATTGTAAAATTCCATCAACCATATTAATTAAATGAGTATTAATAGTTAAAAATTGTTCGCCAACGCCAGCTAGATCTGCTTTTAATCCTTCTAATGCTCTACGGTATTTACCAGAAGCAGATTCTGTAACCATACTTAATTCTCGACCTGCAATATTAGCCAGGTCTGCAGCGCTTGCATTCATTAAATCCATTACTTGTAGTGTCTGACTTCCTTGTTTTCCAAGATTTTCAAACAAAGCATTCATTCTTGAAAATTGGAATTTACCAAACAATTGTTCAATAGCCTGTTGTTTTTGTAAAGGATTTAATGTATCTAATGCTGCCTGTAAAGCCAATATAGTTTTAGTTGTGTCTCCTGCATTTTTTTGAACTATACCCTTTAAATCTATTCCAAATCCTGCAAACATTTCTGTTGCAACTTTTGTTGGATTAATTAAAGAAGCAAGGCCTGACTTTAATGCGTTAGCTCCTTCTGATGCGCTAATTCCACCTTCACGCATAGCTGTAAGATAAAGTGCAAGATCTTGTACGTCTCCACCAAGTCCTTTAATAATTGGACCAGCTTTAGGAATTGCTTCTACCAAGTCATTAAGAGTTGTTGATGTTTGGTTTTCAACTGCGTTTAAAAAGTTAATTGATTCTGCTAATTGATCTGTATTTGATTTAAATGCAGATTGAATTGCAAGAGTTGCTTTCATTGCATCTTGACGATCTACTTCACCAAGTACAGCAAGACGTGTTGTTTCTTTTATAGATCCAAGTAATTCATTTCCTTGTTTACCAGTTGCAGCAATATCAGCACCTAGAGCTAATGTTTCTTTAAATGATGATCCATATGCTTTAGATAATTCAGTTGCAGTTGCTGTTACGTCTTGTCTTACTTTTGCTAATTCTGCTGCTGAAGTTGCAGCAAGTCCGCCGTATACCTTAGTTAATCTTGTTAATTCTTGATCTGCTGCTCTAAATGCATCTGCTGATGCTTTACCAAATGCTGCTAATGGTATTGTTAAGCCTACTGTTAACTGACGACCTGCCCACTGTGTATTTTTACCCCAGTTAATTAATGAATTAGCAC